GAGACAAAGAACGAACTTGAGGATTAGTGTCCGAAAACATTGTGCCGTACTTCGGGTTCTATCCAAGTGGAGTAGAAGTGATACAGCAAGCAGTCTATCGGCACCAAGTTGAGGCGCGGAAAGGTCAAGCCACAACAGCACCGGAGCTAAACCTAAAGCTCCCACCACCACCTATTGCATCCAGAAGGGGTTTAATAGTAGATATAATTGTATAACTGAGAATGGAGAATGAAATGTTAGAGGCAACAGTATTAAGTATTGGGATGCAACTGACTTGTTTGGCAGTAACAGTGTACCATGAGGCCAGAGGTGAAGGTCACGCAGGAATGCTAGGTGTTGCACTAACTGTGATTAATCGGCTACATGACCCGCGATGGCCTAACACCATCTGCGAGGTCGTGACGCAAGGGCCAACCTTAAAGTGGGACGCTAACGCTCCACTGAGAAACAAATGTCAGTTTTCATATTATTGCGACGGAAAAAGTGATGTACCAAAGAACCAGAGGGCATTTTCTCAAGCGATGAAAATTGCTGAGGAGGCGTGGTATAGCTACGGCCTAAGTGTTGATATCACCGAGGGGGCACTGTATTACCACGCTACGTCTATTGACCCCAAATGGCCCTATAAATATATACTGACTATCAACAACCATAAGTTCTATAAATAATGGTAAATGTTCTAAATGTTCGGTTTTTTTTCTAAATGTTCGGTTTTTTTGGAACATATATAAATGGTGGTAATTCTGAAGTCATCAATCGTCAGAGAGAGGGGCTATTTTGTAGCCCTCTCACGTCGATGATTAGATACGTTCGTTCTGTTCGTTTTTACTATAGTCAAAACAGAACGATCAAACGGCTATTTGGAGCATAAAAATGGCAGACAAAAATAACGATAAAAACAAGAGCAAAAAGTCATCAAAAAAACCTGACTTAAAATTGGTTAAAACTCCTATATGTTCGGAATCTGAAATGTCAGACAAAAAAATCCGAACATATAAGAAGAACTCACAACGTCCTAATGCGAGACAGTATGACAGGGAAGCTATCACTAAATTAGTATGCTCGGAACTTGCTCTCGGTAAATCTCTACGCTCAATTCTTGATGCCGATGACAAACTTCCGTCAGCTTCAACTTTCCTCGATTGGATTGGGGCCGACTCTTTTTTAGCGGAACAATACGCGCACGCGAGGCAGATGGCCTACGAGCTATTAGCTGATGAGATCGTAGCGATAGCAGATGAGAACTACACCACCGATGAGCATGGTGTGAGGGAACGTCTAAGCTCCGAGGCGATCCAACGCAACCGACTCCGTGTTGACACAAGGAAGTGGATGCTAAGTAAGATGCTTCCCAAAGTGTATGGAGATAAAATCCAAACGGAACATACAGGCAAGGACGGGGGGCCGATCCAATTGCAAGCGGTAGACTTGCGGAACTTGTCAGACTCCGAGCTTGATGATATGCAACGACTGCTCGACAAGGTAGGGGGTGATGAGTCTAGCTGAGAATGTAAACACAACAAGTCCTGCTGTACTGCGCGATCTCATCCGGATAGAGAAAGAGAGACGGGCGGCGAGTGCTTCGCTTTACGAGTTCGTCAAACAAAGCTGGCACGTTGTAGAACCGGGCGTAAAGTTTATCGAGTCGTGGCACATCGAAGAGATATGCGAACACTTGGAAGCAGTCAGTGATGGCGAGATACAAAAGTTGCTTATCAACATACCACCTCGACATAGTAAGAGCACGATAGTTAGTGTGATGTGGCCCATGTGGGAGTGGCTGACTCAACCGGACCAGAAGTTCCTATGCGCGAGTTACTCAGGCAATCTCAGCATACGAGACAACCTCAAGGCGCGGAGACTTGTCCAATCCCCGTGGTATCAGGAACGTTGGGGCCATATGTTCAAGCTGTCAGGCGATCAGAACGCCAAGCAAAGATTCGAGAACGACAAGACCGGATACCGACTCGCCACATCGGTTGGTGGTACGGCAACGGGTGAAGGGGGATCGAGACTGATCCTTGACGATCCGCACTCCGCACAAGAAGCGCAGTCAGATACAATCCGAGAGAGCGCACTGGATTGGTTCGACATGGTGTGGTCCACCCGACTGAACGATCCGCGCAATGACGCAATGGTCACCATCATGCAACGACTGCATGACCGAGATATCTCAGGCCACATCTTGGATGACATCGGAGGTTGGGAACATTTGATGATCCCAGCCGAGTGGGATGGTGTACCGAGGCGGTCGGTCCTCGGAGTATATGACCCACGGCAAGTCGAGGGTGAACTGATTTGTCCGGAACGGTTTGGCGAGAAGGAGATCACCGAACTCAAGCAGTTGTTGGGAACGTATGGCACGGCAGGCCAGTTGCAACAAGACCCGACACCGAGCGAGGGCGGTATCCTACGAACCCAGTTTTTTGAGTTGTGGCCTCACGATCAGGGGCTACCACCGTTTGAGTATATCCTACAAAGTTATGACTGTGCCTTTACGGAAAAGACAACGGGTGACCCGACAGCCTGCACGGTCTGGGCAATGTTTACCCACGAGGGCGAGAGGGGCGTGATGTTGATCGACGCATGGTCCGAGCACCTGACCTATCCAGACCTTCGGGCCAGAGCGATCAAGGATTGGAACACGGAGTATGGGGGGATGAGTAAGGATAGCCCATACAGCCGAGCACGAAGACCGGATCGGATATTGGTCGAGGCCAAGGCCAGTGGGCAATCACTCCTACAGGATTTGCGATTGGCTAAGGTACCTGCCGTGGGGTACAACCCACACAACGCAGACAAAGTCAGTCGAGCACATCAGGCCGCACCGATCTTGGAACTGGGCATGGTGTGGATACCGGAGAGTAAAAAAAATCCGGGCCATCGGGTTAGTTGGGCCAACGACTTTTACAACGAGTTGACTAAATTCCCAGTGGCCGCACATGATGATTATGTAGACACATTTACTCAAGCTATGATATATCTCAAAAATGATCACTGGTTTGAGCTACCGCAGGCTATGGATATCGATGAGCCTATTAAGCCCGACAAGCCGAGGATCAATCCTTATGCGGTCTAGGAGAACGACATGGTGGTAGCTGACCTCATATCAGTCGAAGATGCCTACGGACAAGATCCGGTCACGGGCGAAATCGACATGGAAAAGTTCCGACAGTTTGCGGCGCAACAAGAACAGATACTAGCTAACAAGCCACCAGCTAGTAGAGAGATGCAATACCTTGCGGCTAACCCTGACGTTATGCAAAACGCTAAAGAACAACTAGCTATTGCATCGCGAGACAACGAGCGACTACGGACCAACCCGATAGGCGCGACATCGTTTATTGAGAATGTAGCCCGACAACATTACCTGAACTTTGGTAAGCAAGAAGGGCGTGAGGGGTTTGGGATAATCGATCCTCGCATGAAGAACTTTGCAAACATTATGGCAAACACTTACGATATGGATGATCCGGGAACGGAAGGTGACATGAGGCCAGAGTTCAATACTGGTGTAAACACGATTGAAGATTTTGCAAAGTATACATCAGGTATCAATCAGAATCTTTACGATAGGTTGATTGATCGTTTTGATGGTGGTAGCACTAATGAAGATAAAGCTCCGGGTCGGGTGGATGAGGTTATGCGCTTTATGTTTACTCCAAATAGGGTAGGCGTTACTGGGTTCGAAATTTTTGGCGGTAACGAGGCGTTGTTTGAGGCGTATGATCAGATGGGTATTACGGGTGAGGGTGAATCGTATGCCGACAAACAAGCTAGAGATTTGTTGGAACTTGCCAAGAAGTACAACATCGAGACTTTGTCACCTGATATCAACGTCGATGGTACGGGTGGTTCAGAGGAAATCAGTTTAGGTGGACCCACTGGAACAGGTTATGACAGTGTTCAACAGATGATTGCCGATATGCCAAACGCCTTTCAGCAAGCTGCCGCTGTTCCCACAGTCAATCCCCTCGCTCTTCTAAATACATTTCGAGCCATGTATACAGGAGACATTAACAGAAACCCCTATGATACAAGCGATCAAACTGGCACTCGCAAAGACAGAAGTGTACCGTCTCCAATGGAGTTTAACGCTCCCACCCAAGAACAACTCTTTCAACAAATGGATAAATTGCAGTTCAATTCCCCCGGCTATCCGGGGTTGACCAGTGGAAATGACGATGACGGTCCTTTTGGTGGAATTGGCAGTGGCGGTGGTGGCGAATAATTATGAGCAAGAAGTCTCTCAAAGATAGTTTGCAATTAAACAAACCGAGACGCACGCCTAACCACCCAACCAAATCTCACGTTGTCAAGATCAACGACAATGGCACCGAGAGACTAATCCGGTTTGGTCAACAAGGTGTGAGCACGGCGGGCAAGCCTAAGAAGGGCGAATCCAAAAAACAAAAGGCCAGACGTAAGTCATTCAAGGCTAGACACGCAAAGAATATTGCTAAGGGTAAGACTTCGGCAGCGTACTGGGCTAACAAGGTAAAGTGGAACGAGGGTGGTCGTGTGTTGGGTGTCACCGGAGATGACCCACTATCCGAGGCAATGGGTGATCGTTTAGTAACACAACAACGTGGAGCCTTAGCTGATTTAAACGACGATGGACGAATTGATATCATTGATGCCTATGAGTTTTTACGTCCGTCTTACCCAACCGAGATTGCTGGGGCATTAAAGCAAGCTGGCAGTAACATCAAACAGGGTGACATTGCAAAGGGCATGGCAATGGCTGGCTTGGGTACGTTGATGGCTGCGGATTACATTCCGGGGGCGAAGTTTGCTACGAGCACGATAGGCAGACCGATCAAGAGTTTCTTACAGGAAGTTGGACAGAAACTACCGGATACTTCCGTGTTAGAAGCTGCGAGTTATAAGGGCCGACTTGGAGAAAGACTCGGTAGCAGTCCACAACAAAAAATGACGGTGGGTCAAGTAAGAAAACTTACTGAGGACATCAGCCCAACTGAGAAGCAATTTATCGAACCGGAACTTGAAGATGTAAGATACCAAGCGAAGTTACAGGAGATGGCTGGCGAGAAACCTGACGATACTGTGACGACAGAGTACCTACAAAAAGCGTTGCAGAGAAGAACGCCAAAGTCAGGTGCTATCCGAGAAGAACTATTAAAATTTGATGACACGGGTGTTGTTCCAGAGTATGCGACAGTCATGAGAAGACCAAGGTCGATTTCTCCTGATTATGATCCTATCGACTCAGATGAGTATCAAGAGTTACTCGTGGGACTAACTCCGGAGATGGCAGTCCAATATCAAAAAGAAAATATACGCACACAAGGTGGCAATTACTTTAGTTTGCCTAATCCACACTACAGGGGGTATGAAAACACAATATTTCATATACGGAGCGATAGATTTCAAGACAATGCTATTCCGGGCCAGAAAGGGATGGAAGAGCCGAAGAACGTGACGTTTGCGGAAGAGATGCAATCGGATACTGCAATAGCAAAAGCTCAATATGGCGAGTTTGATCTCAACACTCCGATAGATACAAATGCGCGAAGACTTTTGGAAGACAGAAACAATCTTAAAATAGTTTTGCACAATGAAATCGTCCGTGATCCTGCTAGAAACGAAGCCTATAAGGGTAATGCATCTGAGATAGCCGAAAACATTCAGCGTGCCTTCGATGAATTAGGCGAACAAAAAATAACCCTCGCAAATAAAGCAAAAGTAGAAGAAGAAATACGGGAAGAGATACAAGAAGTCACAGAACTTATAGACCTAGCTAATCAGTTTACACCTAAATACCGAATGGAAGGAAATTTTCCTGCCCTCAGAGATGCCCAGAACAAAGTTGGAAAATTGCGATTTGAGAAAGATCGGCTGATAGCAAAACGAAGGCTGTTAGCCCGAATAGTTACCCCACCGGGTGTGCCTAAAGACTTCCCATTTTTGAAAGAGTGGCCCAAGTTAGCAATGCAACGATTAATCAACGAGGGTGTTGATAATGCCGACGATGCCATTGGTTGGATAAGTGGCAATCAATCGGCAAGTGTCCGTGATCAAGTGAAGCACATTGAGTCGTTCAGATATTCTCCTGCTGAGGGAAAAATTGAATATTATGATCCGGTAAAAGAAGAAGAAATAGAAGATTATGTGGATGCATTTGCTTTGCAACACGGGGAAGTCAAATGGTTGCGTGAGAATTATGGAGATGAAGTAGCTGACGCTTACAATAATAATCCAAATTATGGCACGGATGCAGAGTTCGGTTTTGCATTTGATAAACCTGTCGTTAAAGATTCGATAGACGATCAAGGAAGAAATCTAACGAAAGGTGCGAGACAGTTATACGACACTGTGATGGTCAAGGAAGCCAAGAAGATCGGTAAGAAGTATGGCGTAGAACCATACCAGACACCGAACGGTGATTGGCGAATGGACATTACGGACAAGATGCGTAAAGACTTTCTGACCGATGTAACTTATGCCGAGGGTGGTTCAGTCGAGCTTGACTTGGGCATGGACGAAAGAGATTTCCAAAGAGAAGTAACCAAACAGAGATCTAATCTTGCTGACTATAATAACGATGGTCGTATTGATAGTTTAGATGCCTTGTTGTTGGGATATGACATTGTTGTTCCTACTGATCCACGAGATATTGGAAGTGACGCAATAGATGCTTTGAAGAATATTCAAGCTGGTCAATATATGCCAGCCCTTGCGGCAGGAACTGCTGCACTTCTAGGAACATCCGAGTATGCACCCGTTGCGGGTCAAGTGTTGAAAGGTGTAACGAGACCTTTACGCAAAGCCCTGAAACAATACGATCCAAACATTGTCGAAAGCCGTGCCGAAGAAATTGTTAGGGGTGCAGAGAGTAGAGGCGGTAAAGGTCCAAGGGATGTAGGTGACACTGGCAAAGACGATTACTCTCGATTGACCAAAGAAGAGTTAGATCCTTTGAAATATCAGGCAACCAAAATGGACAAGCCACCATCTGAGGTTGAGGTCGAATCAGAATCAGTAGTTGAGTTAGCACCGAAGAAAACAATCAGTATAGAAGATTTGGAAGGGAAAATAGCAATCCCTTTTTACGGAGATCGTTCAAGCCTTGGTGAAAAAATTACTGCCGTAGACAACATCAAATTAGAAACACCTGTTCTCACAGAAGGCGGCAGAGACTATATGCGTGGCGATGCAGGAAAAATAGGGGAGAATAAGCGTCTTCCAAATAATCCCGAAACAAACATTTGGGCATCGGGTCAAAGTATAATCGCTCGTTTAAAAAACCGTGCTCTAGAAGAAGCGAGAGAAACAGGTAAAGAAGTTGTGGGTATTACGGGAACAATGGCACCCCGAGCTTTAGACTTTAACAATTTTACACCGGAGCTGCTTGCAGAAATGACAGCCGTGACTATTACTCGCGGTGGCATGAAGAAAAAAGATATGAAAGCCTTTGACGCTCTAATGAAAAAACAAGTTGGTGAAGATAAAGATTTCAGACCTGTAAAGGATTGGCCCGGAATAGATTCACCGGATCTTCGTGATTATATTGCTAAGGCACCGTCTAGAGTGCGGAAAAAATTTATGAGAATGATGGAGAAACAACCAGCACAGAAGGCCGGATTTCCGTCTCCGGGTAAAGCTAGGGTTGCTACAACGGACAGATCTCAACTTGATTCACCACCCGGAATGTTTGGTGGAGCAATTGGTGAAATAGATTTAGAAGCTGATATTATTACCGATCCTCTAATACCACACTCTACATACGACACACAAATGGCTGGGAAATATTTGGGTGCTCTTGAGCGTGATGTGCCACAAAGTCAATTATTTCAGGATTTGTACAAAGAGCGTGAAGGAAAAATGGTTAGAGGCAAACCTGAATCAGAATCAGCTAAATCTCAAACGATACGCACCAAAGTACCGGGACAAGAAATAACACCGGAAATCGTAGATACAATTTCAGCCTCGATAGAAGAGATGAAAAAACGTGGCTATCAAGAGGGTGGATCAGTTGGTCAAAGTTTTTTTGATAACTTGTTCGAACATTTTCTCGGAGCACAAGCCACGGGTGGAATTGATGTCAGTGGTGGTCGTAGCTATCGGGACATTTTGTTTTTCGACGGTGAAAAAGTTTCACAGAAAACTTTACCACTTGACCAAATTCAAGGATTTGCCGAGTTGGGTATTGTCAAAAACATTAACGATAATTTAGTGATAGATGCATCAGCGAGTGTCCAAGGTGGAATGGAAAACTTGCAAGATTTGTTTAGTTATGGACAATTACAAGCAGGTCCAGCTCAGGGTGGCATAACTTATCAGACCGATGACGGAAGTATTAGACTTGGTGGAAGATATGATCCACAGACGGATGAAAAGTTCATTGGGGTTCAAGGAAAGTTACGATTTGCCAAGGGTGGGGTTTACAACGCCAAAAAAGTTGACATGATGGCTGATCAGATACTGGAGGCATATGATGTCTGACGAAACAATGATGGAAGAAGAACAGCAAGGCGAAACTGTCGCTATCCCAAATGAGTTAGCAGAGGTTGAAGAAACAGAAGACGGTGGTGCTTTTGTTCGTCTTGAAGAAATGGAGTTGAGCCAAGAACAAAGGCTTGCACATTTTGCTAATATTGTCGAAGAGGTAGACCAGAATAAACTCAACACGGCAATCATTGATCTAGTAGACAAGATATCAAAAGACAAAGAGTCCAGAGAGAAACGCGACAAACAATACGAATTAGGTTTGCAGCGTACTGGACTTGGTGATGACGCACCGGGTGGAGCACAATTTGAAGGTGCTAACCGTGTCGTACATCCCATGTTAATTCAAGCGTGCGTTGACTTTTCCGCACGATTTATGAAGGAAGCGTTCCCGTCAAACGGACCTGTCAAAAGTAAAGTTCAAGGTGAGCAAACACCAGACAAGCTAGAAAAAGCCAGACGGAAGACAGACTTTATGAACTGGCAAACTACGGAACAGATGCCTGAGTTCCGTGCTGAACTTGAACAACTTAGTACCCAACTCCCATTGGGTGGTGGTCAGTACATGAAATTTATGTGGGATAGTTTGCATCGTAAACCTCAGTCAGAGTTTATCCCGATTGACGATGTGTATTTACCGTTTGCTGCAACAAACTTTTATACGGCAGAACGTAAGACTCACGTTCAGTATATCACCAAGATGGAATACGAAAGACGGGTAAAATCCGGTATGTATATCGATGTCGATCTTGGTTATCCAAACGAGCCAGAGTATAGCAAGGCAACAACTGCGAACGATAAGATCGAAGGTAAGCAAGAAAGTAGTTACAACGAAGACGGTTTGAGAACCATCTTTGAAATTTATACGTTCATGGATTTCGATGATGGCCTAGAGCCATATATCCTGACTATAGACAAAACCACCAACAAAGCATTGTCATTGTATCGTAACTGGGAAGCAGACGATGAAATGAAAAACGAGTTGGATTGGATCGTAGAGTTTCCATTTGTGCCGTGGCGTGGTGCTTATCCTATCGGTTTGACCCAGATGATTGGTGGTTTGAGTGGTGCTGCAACCGGAGCATTGAGGGCATTGATGGATAGTGCTCACATTCAAAACATACCAACGATGTTGAAGCTCAAAGGTGGTCCAAGTGGACAAACAATTAGCTTGCAACCTACCGAAATAGCAGAAATTGAAGGTGGTGCAATGGTGGATGACATTCGCAAGATTGCAATGCCTCTTCCGTTCAGTGGACCAAGCCCAACATTGTTTCAATTACTTGGATTTTTAGTAGACGCGGGCCGTGGTGTTGTTCAAACATCATTTGAAAAGCTAAGTGATACAAATCCAAATATGCCAGTTGGTACTACAATGGCCCTAATTGAACAGGGTATGGTGGTATTCAGTTCTATTCACTCACGTTTACATTCATCTATGGAGCGATGTTTTAAGATTCTACACAGAATCAATAGTGCTTACATGGTAGATGAAGATCTACAGGGCAATGAAGCTGGTCTTGAGATCGAACCAGCAGACTTTGACGGTCCAATGGACGTTATACCTGTGAGTGATCCAGCCATTTTCAGTGAAACACAGCGTTTCGCGCAGATCCAAGCTATCATGGAACGTGCTCGATTGATGCCTCAGATGTATGATGCACGCAAAGTCGAGGAAATGTTCCTGAGAGTTATGAAAGTTCCCGACTCAGAGGTGTTAGTTGACCCACCGGGAACAGAAAACCTTGACCCCGTGAGTGAAAATGTGGCGGCTGCACTGGGCAGACCCGTATACGTTCTCCCAGAACAGGACCATTTGGCACATATGATGACTCATTTGCCATTCCTGAAATCTCCACTGTTCGGTGCAAACCCTGCAATTATGCCAAATTTTCTCTATCCTATGGCTATTCACTTGCGGGATCATCTTTTGAACTACTATTTGGTGGAAGCACACACGGCAGTGCAACAAGCACAAGCTCAAAATTTGGTTCAAAAAGAAGCATCGGACGAAGTCACCGTAATTATGCAAGTTCAACAATTTATTGAGCAACAATTAGGCAATTTTGGCAAAGATTTAGCGCAAATGACTGCCGAAGCGCAGAAATATGCCCCACAACCGCCTATGCCACAGGATAAATCGCTCGAAATTGCACAAATGACGCTTCAACAACGTGCTGAGTCAGATCGAGCTAAGATTCAACAAGATCAGATGGAACTTCAGGCGAAAATGCAGCTTGAAAAGGATAAAATGGAGCTAAAAGCCACTGAAATGATGAATGAAGACCAGCTTGAAGCGGCTAAAATAGAGAATGACATTGCAGATCGTCAGGCTAAATTTGACCTTGAAGCTATCAAACAAGAGAACGAAAACAGAAGAAAGGCTGAGGATCTAGCCGCTAGAGAACGAATGAATGAGTCAGACAACGAGACAGCTAAATTACTCGCAGCTGCTGAAATGGCTACGGGTGAGAAGGTACAAGTATCAACTGGAACAGGAATTGACCCAGACCCGCAACCATAACTGACAAAGAGTAGAACTTAAAACATGGCATTTTTGCAGAGTAATATTCCGCACTTCAAATGTTGGGTGCGAAGAGAGTACACTTACAACCATCAACAATTTCACGGTGAATTTATCCATGCTATGGCGATTGCAGTAACGACAATTCCATGCCGTAGCCTCAGTTTTCAGTTAATTTTTACAGGTGCAGAAACCTACGATACCGATGAACCAAACGTTCATGGTGGTGCTATGTGGGCGAGGATGCCGATTACAGCTTTGGTCGGTGATACACCGTTGGACGATTGGCCTGAGCCAATGGCAACCCACGATGCCCAACCGTGGGATTGTTCTTCTAGAACTCATAGTGTTTACGTTTTGGATCGGTGTACACCGTGTCCGTGGTTAGCAAAAATTGATGGGGAGTTTTTCCCTGCAAAATATTATTTCACTGTCGATTATACAGATTCAGAAATAGGAGATGACCCTGCTCAACACAAGCAGTCTCATGTTCTAGAACTTCTGGATGCAGGCGAATGGACAGGAAATATTGTGGCTCTACCAAATAATCGTGTGAGAGTTACGCACCCTGCGTGGTTTGAGGCAGGGGAAGGAGCACCGGAGTTTCGTCCTTCTCAGTGGGTACACTACAGCAAATCTGATTTGGACTACACTTTGGATGTTAATCGTGTCTTTGACAATCTTTATAAGGAGAATCCAGATGGGTTACAAACGGAACATGGACAACATGAAGGAAGCACAAAATCCAAGAAAGCTATCCGAAGGTCCAAGAAAAGAATCGACGGGAAAAGTTGATGGCATTATGCCAGCCCGTTACGAGTACAAGCTATCAGGTAACGCAAAAGGTTATATGAAAGCGTGAACATAGAAACAAAATTGTTGAATGCTCTCAAAGCCAAACAGTTTGAGTTTGCTGAACAGGCTTTGAGACATCCACAAGAGCGCGATGTTTTCGAGTACGGGCATCGTTGCGGAATGATGGCAGGTTACGAGTCATCAATAAACGTACTATTGCAACTTTTAGATGAGGAAAAATTCGGTGACAAAAACTTATGAGAACGCATTGAAAGAGGCATTCCCTGATATTGACGCAGGTATACAGCCTTTTGGTAGCCGTGTTCTGGTTCAAATTAGAACAGCTAAAAAGAAAACAGCGGGTGGTATTATTTTAACGACAGATACCAAAGATACCGAAAAGTGGAATACACAAATCGGTAAAGTTATGCACGTTGGACCTTTGGCTTTCAAAAATAGAAACACAATGGAATTATGGCCTGAAGGTAGTTGGTGTACCGATGGCGATTTTGTAAGGGTTCCAAAATACGGTGGTGACCGATGGGAAGTGCCTTTGGATAAAGATCCCAATGGCGAAAAAGCACTGTTCGTAATTTTTAATGATCTCGACATCATTGGAAAAGTGACAGGTGACCCACTTCAAATAAAAGCATTTATCTGACAAGGAGATAGAAAATGGCAGAGTTAGGAAAAGAAGACGGTGACGAAATGCCGGATGACAACAAAGTTGTTATCGTTGAAGACGAAGCACCACAAGAAGAAAATACCGAGGACATAAAAATCACAGAAACGGCTCCCGAAGAACCAAAAAAAGTTGAAACTGCTTCAGAACAACCGGATGAGCGAGAAAGCATTCGTGAGCGAAGACGCAAAGAAAAACAGGAGCGTAAGCAACGTCGAGATACTGCGATTAAGCGAGACAAGGTCGAATTGAATTTTCTCAGGAAAAGAAACGAAGATCTTGAGCGTAGAATTTCAGCCCAAGAACAGAAATCCCAAAATTTGGAAATGGGTAATCTTGATCAACATCTTGCAGTGGCTCAAAAAGAATTAAATTTGGCTGATCAAGTTATTGCTAAAGGCGTAGAAACCCAAAGTGGTGAGGATGTACAAAAGGCTTTAGCGTATCGTGACCAAGCTCAGAAAAAAATAGCTCAACTTGAACGTCAAAAACAACAAGCAAACGTTCAAATGCAGCAACAACAACCACAAACTCCAGTAGACGATAGAGTTTTAGCTCACGCTCAGGAGTTTATGGATGACAATCCTTGGTATGACATCAACGGTGGAAACGAAGAATCAAGCATTGTGAATGCAATAGACGCTTCGTTAACTAAAGAGGGTTTTGATCCAGCAACGGATGAATACTGGGATGAGCTAACGGAACGAGCAGCGCGAAGACTGCCTGAAAAGTTTGAAGATTTCGTTGAAGAAGTTGGAGAACAAGAAGAGCCAACGCCAGTTAAAAAGAAACGGGTTGCTCGTGGTGGCCCTGCTGTCGGGTCTGGAAAAGAGCACGCACCTGCGTCTACTCGTAAGGAAGTTTACATCAGTCCTGAGCGTAAACAAGCTATGATGGACCACGGTGTTTGGGATGATCCGGTGCTTCGACAGAAGTATGTCAAACGGTATATGGAGTGGGATCGAGAGAACAAGGCTTAAACAGGCTTGCGTTTTTCAAAAATCCAACTTATATTTCAAAAATCGCTGAAAAAGGAGCGACATTAAATGTCAGACGAACGAATTAAGAAAACCTCTGGTAGTAACCGCACAAGCAAGGCGATGCAAGATCGTCCGGTAACAGAAAATCGTGAAGTTACTGAAGATGAGAGGTTAGAAATGTTCAGGCAACAATTTTTCCAATCTAGTCTACCAGACCTTCCCGATATTCCGGGTTGGCATCTTTGTTGGATCACTACAACAAACCCCAGAGACACTGTACAGCATCGCATTCGACTAGGCTACGAGCCTGTCAAACCAGAAGAAATAGCTGGTTGGGAGTATGCAACAATCAAAGGGGGTGAGTGGGATGGCTTCATAGGTGTCAATGAGATGTTAGCATTCAAACTTCCGATGTCTCTGTATGAAAAATACATGATGGAAGCTCATCACGATGCTCCCATGCGAGAAGAATTAAAACTTGCGGAAACAGCTGCGTTGATTGAAGAACAAGCACAAGCATCTGGCGGTAAAGTTGAGAAGGGTGATGGCACGGCTGAGATTGGTCAGTATCGGGAGGCACAATTTGACCTCTCGTGATCCTCAACTTTCAACCAATAGGGAGAATGCAGAATGTCTTCAGTCTCTGCACCTTTTGGCTTTCGTGCGTCTTATCACAACAGTGGGCAGATCATAGCGAAAGCCTATACTATTGCTTCGGGATACGCTCAAAATGTATTCCAAGGCGATCCCGTTAAATTGGTCGATACAGGTGTCGTACAATTAGGTACAAGCGATGGCACTCGTAGCGGTACAACTGACGGTATTTTACTTTTAGGCATTTTCGCCGGTTGCCAATATATTGATGCTCTTGGAGTTCCAACTGTGTCACCATACTGGCCTAGTGGAATTGCGGCGACAGAAATTACAGCTTGGGTCTATGATGATCCAGAAATTCTGTTTGCAGTACAATATGACAATCCATCACCCGGAACAACGGTACAAACAGCCGTTGGTGAGCAATGTGATTGGACTGTCGCTTCACCGGGTGGATCAACAAGAACTGGTCTATCTGATTGCAAACTTACTGCTATTCAAACAACATCTGCACAATTTCAAATCACTGGATTTGAAGGAACGACAGGTGGCGTTGATAGTACACTAACTGATGCCTTTGTAGTTGCTACTGTTCGTATAAACGAACATCAATACAAAGCAGCTGTTAACTCGGTTTAAGGGGGGTATTGAACTATGGCTACTCCTATGCGTAGTACCGACTTTCGCTCGATAGTTGAACCTATCTTAAACGAAGTCTTCGATGGAATATATGAGCAACGTGCCGATGAGTGGGCCGAGGTATTCGAAGAGTATCAAGGCATTCCTCGACAGTACCATGAAGAACCAGTTCTTTATGGTTTTGGTGCGGCACCAGAATTACCAGACGGTATGGCAGTAACATATCAATCCGGTGGTGTGTTGTTCATTCAGAGATATCTCTACAAAGTATACGGTTTGGCATTTGCCCTTACCAAAGTGCTTGTAGAGGACGGTGACCATATTCGTATTGGTTCAACGTATGCTAAACATCTCGCTCAATCTTTGGTGGAAACCAAAGAAACTCTTGGTGCGAATATTCTTAACAGAGCATTCAATGCGGCCTTTCCGGGCGGTGATGGCGTTGCACTGAACAGTGCTTCCCACCCAATTGTTAACGGCACGTTTAGCAACATACTAACGAATGCGGCAGCACTGTCTCAGACATCTCTGGAACAAATGCTAATTCAAATCCGTAATGCGGTTGACAACAATGGTAAGAGAATCAGACTTACACCAACCCAAATCGTTACCGGACCAGCAAACGTTTTCCAAGCAGAAACTCTACTAAAGTCTGCTTTGAGACCGGGAACGGCTGATAACGACATCAACCCTGTTAAGTCAATGGGGCTATTGGGTGACGGTCAGGCAAACATCTCGCGTATCACTTCAAGCACTGCTTGGTGGGTACAAACAGATGCTCCTGAAGGTCTGAAGCTGATGATGCGAAGAGGACTTGAGAAATCAATGGAAGGCGATTTCGAAACTGACTCAATGCGTTATAAAGCTACTGAACGCTACAACTTCGGTTGGACAGATCCGAGAGCAATCTTCGGAACACCCGGAGTTTAATGAAATCCCCTACCGTCCTATCCCTGTGGCGGTAGGGGTTTTTCGGGATTTAACCTTGTGTATTTGACAGTTCCCGACTGACGACATACCGACAAATACACGCAACTCGTATGTGAGGAAAAATGGGTACAACTACTTTTTCTGGTCCGATTAAAGCCGGAACCATCCAAGCCACTACAGGAACGGACCTTGGCGTTAACGTAGCCAATGTTGGTTCTGTCGTAATGGCACAGTCAATGATGCCAAACATTACTGGTGCAAGCCAACTCAATCAAAGAGTTGCAGTGCTCCCCGCAAACTCTCAGATTGTTGACGTAATATTAAACGTTACAACGGCTGGTGACGATAGCGGTGCGGCTACTATTTCCGTAGGAACTGCGGCAGATCCAAATGCGTTTTTGAATGCGGTAGATACTAAATCTGTCGGTACAACTCGTGGAACGCTAGATACTGAGGCCACGAATGTTTCTGGAGCCGATAGGGAAGTTCTTGCAGATTTTACGGGTGCTACTGGTGACGGTACATCGGGTGTTGCTTCACTGACAGTGATGTATATCCAAAACAATAATCTCTCTTAAAGGGAGGTGAACTATGGCTGATGCAGTCACAACTCAAGTTCTCCAAGATGGAGAGCGACAGTACATTGCAAAGTTTACTAATCTCTCGGATGGTACTGGCGAAAGTAAAGTTACCAAGATAGATGTTTCTACACTTGCTCCAAACTCGTTCGGTTTAGCTTGCAATGGTCTAAAAATTACAAAGGTCGTATGTCAGACTTATGACATGGGTGTTGATCTTTTTTGGGTTGGTGATCCAAGTCCAGCTGGTGATGCTCTCATAGCAAGTTTCCCACAAGGTGAACTATATGATATCCCATACGTTCCGTATCTACCCTATAATGCAAGTGGCATTAAAGGTGTCGATGCTGCTGGTGATATCGCTTTGAGCACTAGAAATGCTTCAAACGGTGATACTTATACAATAATAATTCATGCAATCAAGGAGTATCACAGACCAGCGGACGTTAGTGGTCTAGTGTCTTACAACGTAAGAGTCGCAGCGGGTACAAACTCCTATGGAACTGGTAATGTTTTTTATGTTGATGATGCGGTAAGCCCACACTTCACATTCGAAGCAAACAGAAGTTATCGCTTTTTACAGAGTGATAATACCAACAACAACCATCCATTGCGATTCAGCACAACGCCAAATGGAACACACGCAGGTGGTGTCGAATACACCGATGGGGTGACTATAAATAATACAGCGGGTACGGCAGGTGCATTTACTCAAATAGATACCACCGACTCAACACCAGAACTGTATTACTATTGTTCAAACCATTCCGGTATGGGAGATGCATGATGAAATCGAGCTATCCCTTCCGAGACGGTTGGCATTTTGATTCTTCGTTTGGTTTCACAAAATCAAGTTCTCGTGGGATGAAAAAAGGTGGATCAACATCTGACAAAAATTGGATTCAGGGGGCTGTAAAAAAGCCGGGTGCGTTGACTTCTTACGTTAAAAGTGAAGGGGTCAAAATGAAGGATGGAAAAATTCCCAAGGGCGTAATCAACAAATTAGCCGAAGGGAAGCCAGCTAAAAAAGGTGCTGGTAAACCATCTGCAACCACTCAGAAAAGAGCCAACCTAGCCAAGACTTTTTCAAAAATGAATAAAGCTGATGGCGGTAGAGTCAACCGTAATATTCGTGATGAGGAAGCTCGTGTCATTGGTGTTCAGGACGATGCCGCTGATGAAATGCGTAGAGTTAGAGCACGAAGACCCAAAGATGCTCAGGAAAGACGCGACAAGCGTCAACAACTGAAAAGAGTTGCATCTAGGGAAAGAAATGCTCGTGACGAAATGCGTAGACTTCGGGGCGAAGCTGAATATGATATTAAACGGAGAAAACGATGAAATCTAAAGGTTATGCCAAAGGCGGCAAAAGAATGATGAAGTCCAAAGGCTATGCCAAGGGCGGTAAGAAACAAGGCTACAACGCAAGGCTTGACGAATCTCTCGGTATGAGAAGAGGCAAAGAGTCTTCCAAATCCCAGAGCATGAAGTCTCGTAGAGATGAAAGCAAGGGTATGGAAAAAGCTATGGGCCGTAGAGCTTATCAGTCTGTCGGAACGATGGATATGAAACGTGGTGGTTCTATGAAAACCAAAGGCATGATGCGTGGTGGTTCTATGAAAACCAAAGGCATGATGCGTGGTGGTTCCATGAAGAGTAAAGGCATGATGAAAGGCGGTTCCATGAAATCAAAAGGTGGTTTCAAGGCAATGCCCGGTGATGCCCAATTTAAAAGAAAGTCTTGGTAACTCAAAACTGAACGGGGTTTGCTGTATCAGCATCCGTAATTTAATTTAGGATTGATATGGCATACTCTAATAATATTGGTGTAAAAACCTTTAATTCATTGAAAGTGGTTGATCACGCTTTTAGGCGTTGTAGATTGCCTGCACAAGCGATCACCTCTGAAATGCAAGATTATGCATTAGACTCTCTGGCTTTTATGTTGGATGATTTATCCAATATCCGAGTTCCCAGTTGGTGCATCGAAAAGATAATCCTTCCATTTTATCAAAATCAACCAGTGGTGACATTGCCACTGGGTACAGTTGACGTTCTTAATGTGAATTTCCGTCAGCCTATGTTTCCAACTGGGACCGTCACATCTACCAACACCAGTTATCTCGTAAATTTTTCTAGCGCGACAATCGTCAACACAGTAGGTGTGAAATGGTCAGCAACTGCTATACCATTAACATTTCAAGTAAGTTCTGACGGTGTAAACTTTACTACGGTAGCAACAACAAACAGCTTCGATCTTTCAACTGGGGCATTGGCTCAAGCTGGAAAGATAGTATGGACAGACATAGTTCCAGCACTGTCATATCAATACTTTAAGATAATTCCAACGGATGGTGTTTCTACAATCAATTATACATCTATAACGTTGGGTAACGAGCCATATGTTATACCACTAGGAACGTTAAATCGTGATCAATATGTAAATCAAAGTAATAGTGTGTTTGCGGGTCAACCTAGCACTTACTATTTTCAACGAAACGTTGCACAACCTGTTCTGAATGTCTGGCCTGCTCCTGATGAAGATACAGAAAAAACACAGTTGGTCGTATGGAGACATCGCTCGGTCATGGATACCGATACTCTACAACAAGAAGTTGAGATCCCTAATCGATGGCTAGAGGCTATTGTAAACGGATTAGCATCTAAAGTTGCGATGGAAACACCAAGCGTCGATGCGAATATAATACCTCTACTAGAACAACGAGCTGCTATTTCAATGCAACGTGCGTGGGATGGTGACGGTGATGGATCTCCAACACAAATCAATCCGGGTATTGGACCCTATACAAGATGAGTAAGTATTTAGACCCGACAGGACAACCTACATTTGGTATCGGAATATGTGCTAGATGTTCGCGTAAATTTTTTCTGGCTGACTTATATCCTGATCCTAACGATCCGGGTCTACGAGTTTGTAAGGAAGATAGAGATCAATTTGATCCCTACCGATTACCACCACGAAGACCAGATCAAATCGTGTTGCCATTTGTTAGACCAGATAGAAATATAGACACGCATCCCGCTGGTCTAATTCAAGAAGCTGGGGATGAATTTATCGTCACGGAAGACGGTGATAATTATCTGGAGATAAATTAGATGACTAACGTTCCAAGTAATTTAATACCCACCAGAATATCGCAATTGCCTACGGCTCCAGTAGCATCTGCCGATGGTATGTTACTGTTTAATTACCAAGGTGTAAGTTATCAAGTCAGAGCGGGAGACTTACTACAAGTTGCAGGAGTTCCAACCTCACGACAAGTCATAGCTGGAACTGGTTTGACAGGTGGTGGACAACTCAATCAAGACATAACATTAAGCGTTGCAAGTGGCGGTATTGGAACGGTGCAACTTGCAGCTAGTGGAGCAACTCCCGGAACATACGGAAGCACAACCCAAATTCCAGTAGTCACCGTTGATTCCACTGGTCGTATTACAGCCGTGAGCACGGTGACTGCCTCTACAGGTGGAGTACCAACGTCTACACAGATCATTGCAGGTAATGGATTAGAGGGTGGTGGTAATTTAAGTTCGAATGTAACACTTACGGCAGACTTTGAAGATAACGTTCCACTTAAAGGAACAACTGGTGGTTCAGCTGGAACGTCTAATGAGTTAGCAAGAGGTGACCATCAACACCCACCAGTAGATTTATCTAATTCAGACGAAATTGACGGTGTTTTACCAATTGATCAAGGTGGTACAGGACGGAGTATAACATCAACGCCCGGAGGTATAGTTTACGGTGGTAGCGGTGATCTTGCTATTGGTCCAGCGGGAGCCAACGGACAAGTTCTCGTTTCTGGTGGAACCGGATCGTATACTTGGGGATCGGCTCTCTTACAATCTGATCAACCAGCCAACGTAGTCTTTGCAGGGCCAACTTCCGGTGCAGCAGCCCCAACAGCATTTAGAGCATTGGTCGATGGAGACTTACCTACCTCTGGAGTTACACCCGGAACGTATGGATCATCTAGTGCTATCCCTGTCGTTGCAATAAACGACAAGGGTGTAATTACCTCAGTATCAACTGCATCTTTTCAAACGGGTTTAAATTTCCAAGGAACATGGAACGCCTCGACTAACACGCCTACACTTACATCAAGCTCAGGGGTTAACGGTTATTACTACATCGTCAGCGTTGCGGGTAACACAAACCTTGACGGAATTACCGATTGGGAAGTAGGCGATTGGGCCGTATTCGCAAGCACTGGGGTTTGGCAAAAAATTGACCAAAGCAACACTGTTACTTCCGTAAACGGACAAGTTGGTGTTGTCACACTTACTGCTAGTGATGTTGGGGCAGTGCCACTCAATGGAACGGGTGCCACGGGTACATGGGCCATAAGTATAACTGGTAACGCAGCTACAGCAACCAAAGCAACTAATGTGGCAGGCGGTTCAGCTAATAGAATTGTCTACAACACATCTGCTGACACAACCGATTTTATAGCCGCTCCATCGACTGCAAACAGATTTTTAAAATGGGATGGGAGTGCCTTCGCGTGGGCAGGTGCAATTACAACGGCTGTAAGTGCATTCAGTGCAGGAACGACAGGACTCACACCCAACAGTTTAAGCACTGGTGATATTACGCTATCAGGTACACTCGTTCCAGCACATGGCGGTACGGGACTTACATCACCCGGAGCGAATGGAAATGTGCTTACATCTGACGGAACCAATTGGGTTTCATCAGCACCGGGTGCAGGCGTTACAACTGACGATGTTATTGCATTAGCAATTGCATTGGGGTAAGGAGAAAACATGGCAAATGCTTTTGAAAGAAAATTATCAAGGGATATAGGAACGTCTTTAACGGCAGTTGGGTCGTATACCGTTCCAGCAGCGACACAAACAACTGTAATCGGTTTGACAGTTGCCAATACAACTGGAGCGACAGTCAACATTGACGTTACTTTAAACGATGGATCAAACGATACCTACATTGTAAAAAGTGCTCCAGTGCCTACGGGTGGTGCAATCGTACCAATCGGTGGTAATCAAAAAATTGTCATGGAACCCAATGACTCGATCAAAGTTAAATCAGATACAGCTACATCCATAGATGCTGTTTTATCAATCTTGGAGATAACTTAATGGCTAACCCTTATATTGGTAATGCACCAACCGACATACCTTTAACAACCCAACAACTAGCAGATGGCATAGTAACGACTGCTAAGTTGGCATCACCCATTGCTCCTACGATATCCGGTGGAACAATAGACAATGCTGTAATTGGTGGATCTACGCCAGCAGCTGGAACGTTCACATCATTAACTGCAACTTCTGGTATTTCAGGGGGAACATTTTAATGTATAATACAATTAATAGGAGACTATAATGCCACAATCTGGTTTTACACCTATTCAGCTATATCGAAGTTCGACATCTTCGAATACACCAAGTGCTAGTGACTTAGTAGACGGTGAATTAGCTATCAACACTGCCGATGAGAAACTGTTTTTTAAAAACTCGTCAGGGGTAGTCAAAGAGATAGCATCATCTGCGGGAAATACTGGTGATGTTGCGGGGCCAGCATCAGCAACGGACGGTGCCATTGTAGCCTTTGATGGAACTAGCGGAAAACTTGTAAAAAGCGCACCACTTACAGCAAATAATGTCGTAATTGGCAACGGAACGGGTGCTCCTAACTTCGTTGCTCCGGGAACAAGTGGTAATGTCTTAAAGTCAAATGGCACGACGTGGACATCTGCTGCGGAGGCGGCTGGTATAGAGGCACCCACGATTGTAAGTGGTAACACAAATGCAACATCTGGACAGTTTCTTGTAGCTAGTGCGGGGTCTATCACTATAACATTACCAGCGGGTCCATCAGCGGGCGATTTTGTTGTTGTCAAAGATGGTACAGGGGCAGCGGCAACCACGACTTTTACCGTGGCAAGAAATGGAAGTAACATTGCAAGTTCTGCAAGTGATTTAGTTTTTGATAAAAACTTTGCCGAAATAACGATGACTTACATCGACGCAACCATAGGATGGAGCGTATAAAATGAGCAATCTGTCAGAGCTACTGCCCTCTGGCGGTGGACAAAATAATGTAGAATTTATAGCTCAAGGCACGCTCAGTAACGGACAAACGGTAGCTCTTAGATCCGATGGCAAAGTAGAGGCAATCGCTCAAACAAGCCAAGCAATAGGCACTCCTAACAGTTGGTCACCGGCAGGTTCAAACCCATCGCTTTCGACAGGGCCATATGGATCAGTTTATGACCCTGACCAACAAAGAGTTGTTGTTGCTTATCGTGATCTCAATAATAATAACTATGGATATTGTATCGTTGGGGAAGTAGACCCATCAAATAATACGATTACTTTTGGAACGGAATCAGTATTTGCTTCTGTTTTTGCTATTACGCATTCGATCGATTATGACACTACAAATGATAAAATAGTTGTTTTTTATCAAGATGTCTCAAGTGGATCTAATGGTAAAGCTAGGGTGGGAACCGTCAGTGGAAGTTCGATAAGTTTTCCCTCAAGTCCGACAACTTTTAACGGAAGTAGCACTGAAGATATAACGGCTGTTTTTAACCCTGATCAAGGTAGGTTTTTAGTTGTATATAAGAATAATGGCAATAGTGGTAGACCAACGGGGATAGTAGGCACGGTTTCTGGAACAACTATTTCTTTCGGATCTGCGGCACAAGCGGATAGTGCAACTGCAAGTTATTTGGCCCTTACTTATAATACCACGACAAATCGTTATATTTTTATCTACAATGATAACAACTCTACAAATGTTGCTGTTCAACTGCCCACTACGAGTGGAACAACTGTAACTTTTGGGGGTGTAGTTGCTTATGTGCCATTGAATGGTTCCAATACAGCACAATCAAATTTTACTAATTTGGTATCTGACAACGCTAGTAATACAGCCTTTGTTGTTACTGCAAATACACAAAACAACAGTTATATTTCAGCCACTGCCTTTACTATTCCTAGTTCTGGAAATACAATTACTTTTGGAACAGAAAATTTTTTCGCGGGAAATACGGTTCCTACTACAGTATCGGCAGTATTTGATAAAGGTGCTCGTAAACTAGTTGTTTCTTATGTAAGCAACAACAACGCAACTGTCGTAGCAGCGAGCTTTGTAGGTACTACTCTAACGTTTGGATCACCGAACACATGGAGATTTCTCTCGACTAATTATCTAACGAACGTTTACGATGATAGTAACGACAGGGTTGTAATTAGTTATATTGAAACGAATACATCAACAGCTGCTTCAGTAGTATTTGCACCAGTATCTAGTAATGTGACTAATCTAATTGGTATTACATCTCAGGCAATTTCATCCGGAGCTAGTGGTAATGTCAGTTTATTAGGTGGAATAAATGAATCTCAAAGTGGTATGACGCCGGGTGCAACCATGTATGTTACAGACAACGGAACAATAACGTCATCATCTACTAATGCCACATTTATTGGCACGGCAATATCAGCTACTACTTTAAACATTAAGGATCTGTAATGAGTAATTTATCTGATTTACTTCCTGCTGGTGCCGCTGCTAAGGAAGCTACAGCTATAGCATCCGGAACGTTATCTAATGGTCAAACGGTAGCACTCCTGTCAAACGGACAGGTAGAAGCGGTGAGCGAGACGACAACAACTGCTTCATTAGGTAGCGAGGTACAATTTTCACCCGATATTTCTGGAAACTACAACATAAGTGGATTCTATTATGCCGATCAAAATGCGGTTGTCTTTATTTACCAAGATGCAAATAATTATCTTGCGGCAGTCGCGGGCACAATAAGCGGCAGCACAATTACATTTGGGTCCGAGACGGTTGGATCTAGTGTTAACGCAACGTATATAAACGGTGCGTATAGCACCACCGATAATAAAGCGGTTGTAGTATACCAAGACAATACTGTTACGGGTAGTTGGTTAGCCAGACAGTTAACTGTCAGTGGTACAACAGTCACTTGGGAAACCGGAAGCGGTGTAGTTGTAAGCAATCATGGTGGTTATGCGATGGGTATAGAATACGATCCTTCATCGGATCGTTTTTTAACAGTTTGGCCTCTTAATAATAGCCCCGGTCAACTCTATCATAATATCGGACAAATAAGTGGCTCCAGTACATCGTGGACAGGAATATATTACACCTTTGGTGGTACAACCTATTATGGTTATAACTATCAAGCACCTCCAGCTCTTTCTTATGATCCCGTCCATGAGTGTATGGTGGTAGCAGTAACTCAAAATTCAGGTTCACAGCCCATGCAGGCTTTTGCGGTAACTGTTCCATCTTCAGGTGGTGCAACAGTATTTTGGAATTTACAAGTAATATCTAATGGCTCTGGCACTAACAGTTACACAGGCTATGACCCACACATGGCATATGATAGCGAGAATAAACAACACAATCTATTACTTTGGGATGCTTCAAATACAGATGCAAATTTGACAACTATAAAAATTACGGGTTCAAACGCAGCTACAGTGGCAACCACTGTTAATATGACAACCTTGCTAAGTGTGAACACGCAATATCCCAACGGGATTGCATATCACCCAGAATTAAAAAAAGTTGGTGTGCTTTGGGCGGACGGTAGTAATTATTTAAAGGTAGTAAGTGTTGATACAAGCAACGCTACATCAAGTAATTGGACAGCTGGAACTATTTTGAATGTTGAAAACACTAATCAATACGTTGTAACGAGACCTATAATTTACGATTCAAGTTCACAAAATATGGCTATTGGTTGGAGAGAATATCCCGGTGGAGATGGTAAAGGGGTTGTCTACACGATGGATGGAACAACCACTAATGTAGCTAATTTCATTGGAATAACTTCGCAGGCAATCACTAGCGGCAACACTGGAAATATTACTCTTAAGGGTGGCATAGCAAGTAACGGACTTTCGGGGTTAACACCAAACAGTGTGTATTACGTTGCAGACGATGGAACTATCTCAACAACTTCGACAGGGTTGAGAATTGGTAAGGCATTGAGTACGTCCAGTATTAACTTGGAGTTTCAAACGTGACAAATTTATCTGATCTTCTTCCTTCAGGTGGCGGTGCGAAAGAAGCTACAGCCATAGCGTCTGGAACGCTATCCACTGGGCAAACAGTAGCACTTTTATCAAACGGACAGATAGAGGCGGTGAGTGAAACGACAGCGACTGCCTCTTTAGGAAATGTACAGTCTCTCGGCACTTACGGAACAAGAATCCAAATAGCAGGTTATTACGATGAAGCCCAAAATGCTTGTGTTATATTTTTTTCAGGAACTAATGATTATCTGGTAGGGGTCGCAGGAACGGTAAGCGGTTCGACAATTACATTCGGTGCTGTAACCACTGGGTATACTTTTTCTACAGAAGGATACGCCGCATCTTACGATACCACTAATAACAAAGGCGTAGTGCTTTTCAAAGATAGTGGTAACACGGGAAATTGGATTGCAAAACAAGTAAATGTTAGTGGCACCACTTTAAGTTTTGAAAGCACATCTGTAACTTTCAGTACCCATAGCAGTGCTAGGCCAATAGCCGTAGCTTTTTGTTCAGATGTCAATAGATTTCTTGTGGTTTGGAACAGTTCCTCACAAGGAACACTCCAACACAACATTGGACAGATAAGTGGAACAAGCACTTCGTGGACTGGAGTTTATAATAGCTTCAACGGTTCTAATTTCAACGCTTATGACGGTGGTTGGGGGGCTTCGTTAACTTATGATCCGGTTAATGCGTGTGTATTGATATGTCAAACTTATCGATATAGCCCTTATTACATGAGTTATATGGTTGTAACTGTTCCAAGTAGTGGATCGGCTACAGCCACGTTAGCCCAAAATCCGATAAACAATTACTATAGTGATGTTCCATTTGCCGCATACAATGTAAACGATGCCAAACACGTTTTAGCTTACCGAGTGTCTTCCGGTATGGATGTTGTGCCTATTACATTACCATCAAACTCTCAAAGCTCTTTCACCACACCTACTGTTTCATCAGGAAATTTTGGGCCAACAATCGGCAATAATAATGTTAGAGATCCTAATGGTATTGGATATAACGCATCAGTTAAAAAAACAGGTTTAATATATTCAGATAATTTAGGTGTCCAATACATAGTCAGTCTAGATACAAGTGGATCTACTTATAGTACCGGAACAAACTTACAACTACAAAATACATATATTGCAAGCATTCAACCAAGACCCGTTTTATACGATTCCGTCTCTACTAATATGTTCATTGCATTTAAATCTGGTGCTTCAGGAACAACCTACGATGCCCGTACATATACAATGGATGGAACGACTAATAACAGAGATAATTTTATTGGCATAACGTCTGAGTCAATCACCAGCGGTAACAGTGGTAAATACAATCCACAAGGTGGAGTAGCAACGACAACGGAACCAAGTGCGGGCGAAACAGGAACACCCACGGCATTTACAGGTGGACTTAGATCGGCTGATATGAAAGCTGTATTTGACAGTGGAAGCAATCAAGTTGTGTTCGGATTTCAAAGTCCAGCTACAGGTTACGGAACATCTATTGTTGGAGCTATAAACTCATCAAACAACACTGTTTCGTTTGGTGCTTCGGCAGCTTACCAATCACTCTCTTCCAGTTACAACAGTATCACTTATGATGCCTCAGCCGACAAAATAGTAGCTGTTACGGCTGATCCAACTTCTTCTAACTATTATGGAGTAGCCTATGTAGGCACTGTAAGTGGCACGGGTATTTCATTTGCTAGTGGGGTAGAATACAGACAAACACAAATACAAAGTCAAGACATTTCTTATGATTCTACAAGTCAAAAAGTAGTTATTTGTTGGACTAGAGCAACTTACGGAGAATCGGCTGTAGGAACTATATCAGGGGGTGCAATTACTTTTGGATCTATGACGGAGTGGCAACAACTGAGTGCATCAATTAGTTATGTCAACACTACTTATGATTCAAATGCGGATAGAACAGTAGTTGCATATCAACGTTCCGGATCAGGGTTAGCTTGTGTGGTTGGACAAGTTTCTGGCACCTCTATCACATGGGGTAGTAGAGTTGATCCAATTGGTGCCATTGGCGTTGTTATGTCAGAGGGGGGAACAATTTGTTTCGATAGCCAAAACAACAAGGTAATAATCCCCTACAAAGATAATGCAACAACATTTGGAACCGTAGTAGTTTGTACTGTAAGTGGTTCATCATTAAGTGGGGGAACGCCTGTTGCATTCACGGATGTTGAAATAAATGGTCAATCTCTACAATCCACATTTGACTCTAATTTAAACAAAGTAATTATTACTTATGTCAACCAAAGCGATTCTTATCTAAAAATTGTCACGGGTACGGTATCAGGTACCTCTATCACTTTTGACACGCCAATCGCAGTAACAAGTACAGCAGTAAATCCATCTTCGGTATCAATCGCCTTTGATTCAAATGTAAATAAAACGATGGTAGGCTACAACGACAATTCAGCAAGCGCAGCTTACGGTGCCGTTTATGTAACCGCAGGAACCCAAAGCCCACTTACAATAGATTCTACTTACTACCTACAACTTAATGGCAATATAACGAGAACAGCTACAGGTAATACAGAGATAGGAAAAGCTGTAACAACAACACAATTATTATTAAAAGGAGCACCATAATGAAAACCATCGTGGAAAATTCTACAAAATTAAGTAAATTTCTTTACGAAGATGACAAACAGATTCTTATGGAAGAAGATAGAATTACAATAGGTCCAGTAAATAACCCTGATCTTTATGTCGGTTGTCATAGCAAGCATGACTGTACATTGTACGAAAATATCGAGGGGCCATCTGAAACATGGGCTGGTAACAAATATATGTTCGACGGAACAACTTGGACAGCTAACCCAGATTGGAAAGATCCCGCTGTACTTCAAGCAGAACTTGATGCAGAGAGAGAAGCACAATTAGCTGAAATTGAAGCGGCTAATGCAGCGGCGGCAGAAAGTTCTGAGGAAAGCTCGGAAGAGAGTTCAGAGTAAGGACTAAGCCATGAGCTATACAATGACATATGATAGCTTGTTAGTGGACATACGCAGGTATCTTGAGCGTGGGTTTACACAAGCTAGTGATCAAATTGTTTTTGATCAATTGCCACGTTTAGTGACGTTAGCAGAGAGACGTATAGCTCGTGAACTCAAAATTGAAGGTTTCATCCGAGCGATAACAACGCCCCTGTCTATCGGTGTTAGCACTTATCTCAAGCCAGACAGATGGCGTGACACGATTTCTATGACGGTAGACGGAACGCCAATACAAACAAGATCATATGAATACCTTCGTAATTACTGGCCTAATGAAGCTCAAACAGCATCACCTCAATTCTATGCTGATTACGATTACGCTAATTGGTTGATTGCTCCAACACCAAATGCAGCTAGTACATTGGAAATTCTTTACTATGAACAACCTGCATTGCTAGGTCCAAACTTGCAAAGTAATTGGCTGACGGACTACGCACCGGAGTTGGTGTTGTACGCTTCGTTACTTGAGGCAACCCCATTTTTGAAAAACGATGAGAGAGTACAGCTATGGCAAAGTCTATATGACCGATGTGCTCAAGCATTTAGCGGTCAAGACTTAGGAAGAATACTTGATCGTGCGGCACAAAGGAGTGAAGCATAATGCCTATTTATCAAGACGTTTTTGGCGGTGCTAACATTTATCCTAGTGAAATTAGTTATAGCACTCAAAACTTATCGGCTGATGTCACGCTGAGTTGGCCTGAAGAGACTTCAACGAACACCAATTTAGCTACGCGAATAATTGATGTAACACAAACGGGTGCAGGTTTTAGCATTATTGTTCCGGATGCCCAAAAAAGCGGAACTGGTAATACAATATTATTTAACAATATAGGCTCACACACGTTTCTTGTAAAAAATGCTGGCGGTGTTCAACTCGGATCAATTGCGGCAGGTGAGGTTTATCAATTATATCTGACTGATAATAGCACCACAAATGGAACATGGGTATTTCTGCAATACGGAGCCACTACATCAACTGCCAACGCAGCGTCATTAGCTGGTACAGGTATAGTCGCTATCGGAACGGTATTATCGCAGTCCGTACCAGTTACCACGTTCAATACTAACTTTACAAGTGGCGTGGATGATCGAGCCAAAATGTTTAACTACACGGGGGCTGGTGGTACTTACACATTGCCTGATCCAATAACGGGTGGTGATAACTGGTTTGTTTACCTCAGAAACTCTGGATCAGGTGCAATAACGGCAACACCTCCGGGAGCAGTTACAATTGATGGTGCAGCTAACTTACCGTTTCAACCGGGTGAGTCAGCTATCATCGTAACAGATGGAGCTAACTTTTTCACCATTGGTTTCGGACAAAGTGCTACTTTTGCATTTGATTACACCACAATAAACATTGCTGGTTCTGGTGATTTTACACTTAGTGGTACTGAACTTAATCGAGTTGCTTATAAATTTACCGGAGCACTTACGGGTGCTCGAAACGTAATAATACCTGCGACAGTGCAACAATACTGGATTGATAACAGCACGACAGGATCTTACGTTTTAACCGTAAAAGTTTCTGGTCAAACGGGTGTCACCATTGGACAAAATACGAGAGGCATATTTTATTGTGACGGCACCGATTTAGTAGATGCAGATACCAGTACAGTTTCGTTCCCAATTTCAATAGCACAAGGTGGAACGGGAGCCAACACGGCTGGCGGTGCTTTAATTAATCTAGGTGGTGGGTCTACAGGAATCAGTGTTTTTCAATCAAGCACGCAAACAGATGCGTGGACCGCAATCGGATATCCAAATCAATTTAACGGTGGAACATTCTAGGAATGGCAGAGCAAACCACGATACTTGTTTCTGAACCGGGGATCAAACGTGACGGTACAAAGTTCGAAGGTAACAACTACGTTGATGGTCAGTGGGTTCGTTGGCAGCGTGGATTGCCTAGAAAGATTGCTGGATACAAAACAACGCTCAAAACATTAGCAGAGATTAGCCGTGGATTTATTACTTTTAGTCAACAACTACTCGTCTATTGTCATTCTGGCGGTGCTAATACTCTTGAAAGATTCACGCTAGATGAAAACGGAAATAGCTCTATTGTAAGCACAAGAACACCCGTAGCAGTAGCAGCACAAGGATCGGTAACCTTAGCTGGTTCTGGTGGTAGTGTGGATATGATAGCTGTAAATGGTGTGGACATCATGTCGGGTTCTGTACCTTTCAACACTGATATAAATCAGACAGCCACAGACGTTGCTTCTAACATTACAGCGTTTACAAGCACACCAAATTATACAGCCAGTGCCAATGGACCAACAATTACGATTACGTCAGCCACAACTGGCGATGAGTTTAACGGATTTATAATTACTACTACCCTCACCACTTTGACTTCTACAATTGTAAATATGCAAGGTGGATCAAATGCAGTCATAGCAAACGCAAACAATTTTTGGATGTTTGATTTTCAATTCGAATCAAGCAGTAATCAAAATTTTATCCTAGCATCTGTGTCTCCAAATATGGATTGCATTTGTAACGATCAGGACGGACAAATATTTTTTGGTGATGTGCTTGGTACTGGCCCACTGCAAAGTATATCACTGCCAGCAAATACCAATGCTACAGGTGGGATTGTTAGTTTACATCCATATTTATTTTACTACGGCACTGACGGTATTATTGGGTGGTCAGTACCCGGAGAGCCTACAGACTTGACCGGAACAGGTAGCGGAAACGCCAGAGTATGGGGTCAGAAGATAATAAAAGGTCTACCGTTACGTGCGGGTTCTGGAACGGCACCAGCTGGTATATTCTGGGCATTTGATGCTGTTATACGGAGCACGTTTGTTGGTGGGTCAGCCGTATTTCAATTTGATATCGTAGCTACCGGAACATCTATTCTCAGCCCATTTTGCCCAATTGACTATGATGGAGTTTTCTACTGGATCGGAACTGATCGTTTTTACTTGTTCAACGGTGTTGTCCGAGAAGTGCCAAACAACCTCAATCTCAATTACTTTTTCGATGGTTTGAACCGTGACCATGCAAGTAAATGTTTTGCCTACAAGGTGCCACGGTACGGTGAGATTTGGTGGGCATATCCACGGGGTACAGCTACAGAATGCACTCACGCTGTAGTGTACAACGTTAGAGAAGACACATGGTACGACACAGAATTGCCGAACGGTGGACGTTCAGCGGGTCAATTCAATAACTCGTTTGCAGCTCCAATACTTACAGGTATTGTGCAAGCCACGACAGCATCTGGAACTGGATACAAAGTTTGGCAACACGAGTTTGGTATGGATGAGATCGACGGTCCTGACATTGCACCGATAAGATCATTCTTTGAAACGGCAGATTTGTCTACACTTACACAAGGTGGTGACAGATATCTTCGTATAACGACTATTGAACCAGACTTCGTACAAGTAGGAGATATGACAGTAACCGTCACCGGAAGAGCCAATGCGAGAGCACCTGAAGTTGTGGGTACAACGTTCACGTTTCCTGATCAAGCCACACAACCTTTTGAACAAATAGTAATGTTGAAAGAACAACGTAGAGAATTGAGAGTTAAATTTGAATCCAACGCTTTATATGGTGATTATCAAATGGGACAGATAATAGCTCACCTTGGTGTTGGTGACGGAACGGATTTAGGATAATGGCGTTAAGTGTTACATTGCCAGTGGGTATCGGTCTAAAAGATTGGGCAAACTGTCTAATTACAGACTTCATTGCCTTTGGCGCATTTGACCCATTAGATGATGAAACAAAGTGGCAAGATTGGGCTACACAGTTTCTGAACGCAACCAATTTGATTGAAGATTTTCCAGACCCGTATATGTATGACGATTGGAGAGAGTGGGCAGAACGATTTGTCCAGACAACGCTATGAGATTTATTGGCTTTGAAAAAGAAATACTAGCGGAAAAGTGGGCTAGACCGTTACTAGGTTTAAAAAATGAGCCTGAGTTTTTTCGTGCGATGTCGGCAGTTGATGACAATGATAAATTCGTATGCACTGCAATTTTCAACAACTTTACACCTCGAAACATAGATGTATCGTTTGCATCTCGTGGCGGTAATTGGGCATCTCCAAAAGAAACTTTACGGATGTTCAACGCTATTTTTACTTACATATTCAAGATACACGAAGCCTCACGGGCTACAGCTTTGATTGGTCATAACAACGAAAAGTCTATACGATTTGTTGAACGGTTAGGGTTTAAACACGAAGGTACAATGAGACAAGCCTACGACGATAACGAAGATTTAGAGGTCTTTGGGTTTTTGCGGAATGAATATAATACGCACAGATGGTGTAATGTGAGGACTGCGCGATGAGTATGAAAGAACAAATCCTATCAATTGCAATGCAAGATCCACGTTTTCAAGAAACGATTACAGTCATCGAACAACAATTATCCGGAACCAACATGGTGGCTGAGGATCTCACTGAAGCTATACAAATGCTTGAGTATGTATTGCAGAACCCAGAAGTGTACCCAGAAGTCCGTATGGCGGCTATAAAAGACGGTTTAATAGATGAGGGTATGTTTCCCCCACAATTTGATGAAGTGCTCATTATAAGCCTTCTAGTGGTCTTGTATGGAATGCAAGAAAGATTAGCACAACAAGGTTATGCACGAGGTGGACTTGCAGTATCCGGTAAACAGTTGGCTCGTATGGGCCAAGGTGGTGACCGACAATTAGCTCACATCAATGACCGTGAGGCTGAGGTGCTCCGTAGGATGGGTGGTCAAGGAACAGTCAACCCAAACACCGGACTACGAGAATACAAAGGTCTCAAAAATGTTCTCAAAGTTGCCCTTCCAATTGCTTTAAGTTTTGTGGCACCCGTCTTAGCACCTACTATCGGTGCTGCCGTTCTTGGGAGTGGTGCTAGTGCGTTAGCTCAAGGTGTAGTTGGCGGTGCAATACTAGGTGGCGGTACATCTCTTCTCACTGGTGGTGATCCTCTGGTCGGTGCTGTATCTGGTGGTTTAGGTGGATTTGCTCCGGGAATTTCCGAGAGTTTAGCTCAACAATTTCCGAATTTAAGCGAATCGGCTATAAGAGCGATAGGCGGTGGTGCCACTGGAGCGTTAGGGTCAGCATTGACGGGTTCTGATCCTGTCCGTGGTGCTGCATATGGGGCCATAGGGTCGCTTGCGAAACCTTTCGTTCAAGATATGACACAACGAGCCAGCACCTTTGTCAACAATCAGATGCAAGCTAATGCAGCGATGAGTGGTAACATGAAACCGTCTTTAAGTCCGGTAGCTTCTAGCGATTTAAGTTCGGCTGAAACACCTTTTGTATCAGCCGTTCCTGAGCCAGTATTTGCATATGAAACTATGCCACTGGCTAACGATGAAACTATTTTTTCAAACCGATTTGTTGAAGGGTCATTGAGTCAAGCATTAGGAGCTAGGAATACATTTCCAGAAGGAACAATTGCTGATGAGTATGCTAATATACCTTCTTTACAAACTGAAGAACGTTTTGTTCCAGACGATGGTCGTGGAATGGATTTCTCAGAGGATATAAAAGAATTAGGTCAGGTGTCACAACCCCAACAAGGGGAAGGATTTGCCGCATTAAGGAATTTGCTACCTGAACCAGTAGCTAATTTACTACCAGATGATTTATCTATGACGGAATTAGGGATAGGAGCGTTAGGTTTAGCTGCACTTAGTGGGCTGAGTGAACAAGACCAAATGGATATTTCTATGGCAGAAACAAATGGGATATTCGATAAAACTACAAATCAATATGATTTTGTAAAAATCAGAGGTGAGGCTAATCAACGTGGCATGACACTGGGGCAGTTTTTAAGCAGTCCATTTTTTATGAATGATCAAAGTAAATATTATATGAATAACGACACAATGTACGCTGCCGAAGGTGGAATAATGGACGCTCCCGGTTACGTCAGTGGTCCGGGTAATGGTAGGGATGATGTCATAAACGCTAGGTTGTCTGATGGAGAATATGTTATAGATGCAGAGTCAGTATCAATGTTAGGAGACGGAAGTAACGCCGCAGGGGCCAAAATGTTAGACGATATGCGTAAAAAACTTAGAATGCATAAAGGTAAAGTTTTAGCAAAAGGTAGATTTAGCCCAGACGCAAAATCACCTCTTGAGTACATGAGAAGGAGTGCTTAACATGGGTAGTTTATTTCAGGGAGCACCACAAACCGCAACGTCTTACACAACATCCACTACCGAAACACCACGGTGGATGCAAGATGCAATATTTAATCAAATACAAATATCGCAAAACTTAGCCAATCGTCCTTTCGAGAGTTACGATTTACCAACGGTAGCAGAACTATCACCATTACAACAACAAGCTTACAGACAAGTACAAGAAGCCCAAGGAGCGTATCAACCGGACCTCGATGCATCGGCAGCGGGTATCCGTGCTCTAGCTGGTTTAGCTCCATTACCCGGAACACCAAGCGAGATTATACCCACTAACACCCAAACTGGGTTGGGTGCCGCTCAAACATATTTTACGAAAGCAGCGGAAGACACACCTACAAACGTTTCCAATTATTATAATCCGTATCAACAACAAGTTATGGACGAACTTGCAAGACAAGGTGCTCGTAACTTACAAGAAAACTTATTGCCAGCAGTAAGCGATGCTTTTATTAGAGCAGGTCAATTTGGATCAAGTCGTATGGGTGATTTTGGAGCTAGGGCGTTAAGAGACACGCAAGAGGCAGTTTTAGCTCAACAAGCAGAATTAGCTAACACGGGATATGCTCAAGCAATGGCTAATCGAGCAGCAGATTTAAATAGACAAGCTAACCTCGGTCAAACGGTAGCAGGCATACAACAAGCTGACATAACACGGCAAATGGGTGCCTTGTCCGATTTGGCTAATCTTGGAGCACAAAGGCAAGCACTTGGATACACCGACACAGCAGCACTTGAAGCAGCAGGTGCTGGTCAACAACAACAATTACAACGAGAACTTACAGCAGCTGAAAAACAATTTTTGGATCAACAAAATTACGCACGAGAGCAAGCTGATTTTCTATCTAGTCAAATCAGGGGATTAGCTCCGGTTGCACCGAAGCGAACAACAACTCAAGGGCAATCAGTGGGCGCGACTTACTCACCATCGCCATTGTCACAAATAGCGGCTGGTTTGGCTACTTACAAAGGTCTACAAAAGTTAGCAGGCAATTGATCGTAAGGAATAAATAATGGGCTTCGAACTAAACAAATTAATGAGACAGTATGGTTTGGCTACACCTACAATGCTTTCCTATGAGGGTGAACGTGGTCCAGATGTTGAGGTAATAGACGAAGAAACCGGAGAGGTGACAACCACACCGGGAGAGATAACTTTCGACCCTGCAAAGCAACGGGCCTTTGATCAATATCAAGCGCAATATCAATCAAGACTACGCAATGCACCCATGTATGCTGGGTCACAATTTCAAACACAAACGACACCTCAGCCAATGAGTTATATGCAGATGTATCAACAATACCTTGGCAGAGATCCGACAGACCAAGAACGCACTGAAGCCATCGGACTTGATGCAAAGATTACTGAGGATAACCCACTCAGCCTTGCTCAACGTCAACAATTCCTCAGACGATTTGAAGATGAGTTTAAAAATTTAGGAATTAGAAATACGGGTAATCAGGCAGTGATGGATACAATAGGAAATTACTACGGTAATATCTTACGCAATCCAGACTACTCGCCCACACCCATTGATCGATCCTTACCTTTTGCAGAGCGATTCCCAAATAGACCTAACCCTAATCCACCGTATACTGGACCTATAACTACGACAGAAGATGCGTACACTAATCCAGTAGACGCACAAGGTAATATTTCGCAAACCTTTCAGGATTTTGCAAATCAACAAGAGCAAGTTCTCGCGAATATAGCAAACCCCTTGCCAGATGACAGTATAAATACTTTAGAACAGGCAAGAACTGTAGATCCATTTGCTGAAAGCAGTATTGCTAATGTACCCGCATATGGTGCTTACCTTGCCAAAAATCTGGATGTTTTTGATAACATCATGGCAAGACCAGAATATCAAGCGGTTTTAAGTGCCTCTGGCCCCGGTTCACAAGCCGTTGATGATTACGTTGCCCAAGCAGCCAAAGATCATTTTGTAAACTTCGGATTCCAAGAGGGAAGACAATTCTACAAAACGGGTGGTCCAGTTAAAGGTTATCAACTTGGTGGTTTAAACAGCATAATGCAACAACAAGGGGGTGGCCCTCTAACTGCGGAGCAAGCACTCGGACAAACATCAGGGGTCGGTATGGTTGGCGATGCCACTTCTGTTTCAAATCCAACGCCAGTAGCAACCACAGATGAAATGATACAGACGCTAGTTCGAGCCGCTCCAACGGTAGAAAATTTATACGATCAATCTGTTCAAGCGGCAAGTGGTTTTGCTGATGCACAAACGCAATTTAACGAAACGGTTCAAGACATTATTACTGCAAGACAAACAGGTCCAGATAAAGCTGAATTGTACTTTAAATTAGCTGCGGCATTTGCACAGCCAACCAAATCCAGAAGTTTTGGATTTCTAGAAAACGTTCCAACGGTTCTAGCTGATTTTGCTAAAGATACTCGTGAGGCAAGAACTAAAGCGCAAGATATGGAGATAACGTTAGCAAAGGCAAAATTAGCCCAAGCTAAAAATAAGTACGACACGTTGCAAGATAAGAGGACAAAACAAGCGGAAGATTACCGCAATTATATGTTGGAATTGTATAAAACAATCTCAGAAAAAGATCAAAAAGCAGCAGAGTTATTGTTAAAACAATCAAAATTTCAATTCGATAAACAAACTTTACCGCCAGAAATTTTGAAAATTAAGGTGGCCGACGAAGACGGAATTAAAGATTTGCAAGAAGGTCTTAAACAATTAAGGAAAGCATTAAGTGTAAACAAATCAGCTGGACCGTCAACAAAAGCTGCTATGTTTGCCATCGCGGCTAGAGAAGCAGCTGGTAGAGGATTAACCGAAGAACAAAGAAATACAAAATTGGTCATGAACATTATTGGATCATTTGCAGTTAAACAGTTGAAAAATACATTTGGAGCGCAATTGTCGGATGGTGAACGTCAAGCGTTTTTTGATTTGATGGGTGCTGGTGAGTATCCAGACGCTAGGTTCCGAAGGGATATTATTGCAAAATTAATTAACCAAACGGTCAAGACCATCAATCAAAAGCGAGATCGTTTGAGTAGAATAAATCAAGGAAAATACAGAGCTACGGCAGATGATCTAACACTGGGACGGAAAGCTGAGTTGACTGAAGAAGAAAAAACACTGTTAGGGGAAAACTGATGGCTGAAGAACGTTCACAATTTCTTGACAGGGGATTTTTGGATTCTGTTCTCGGTCAAGGTCTTCTCATGGGTCAGGGTGATGAGGCCGAGGCTTATTTGAAGTCAAAAGTAAACAATAAATCATATGAAGAAAATTTGGCCGCTTTAAGAAGATCGTATGCTGATTATCAAAAAAAATTTCCGGGTACAGCTGCCGTGGGGGAATTTACTGGGGCTATAACACCTTTACTTGCAGCGGCTCTAATAAGTCGTGGCAGAGTAGGTGTAGACCCACTGATTCGAAAAATGGGTACGCTAGAACGAATACTACGAGGACCGGGGGGTGTTGGTGGTAAGGTAATGCGAACCGCAAAACGAGGGGCGTTAGGTGGTACAGGTGGTTACATCGGTGGCGATATTGCTGGTGGTGGCTATTCAGAAGCACCTTATAGAAGTCCACAATATGAAAAAGATAGAGAAGAAGCGAGAGAAAGTGGAGCATTTTTTGGTGCTCTGACAACTCCTATTCTTGAACCCGCGCTCCAAGGAGTAGGAAAATTTCTGAAACGTAAATTTGGATCAGGGAGAACTAGGGATCAAGCAGTTGGCGATGTTTTACTCTCTACGACAGGTGGTTCGCAAGCTGCAAGAAATACAATGGATGATGTTATAGCTGCGCAAGAATTGGATATTCCTATGGTGCCGATGGGAGTCAACAGAGAGTTAGAAACTCTTGCTGATACCATTGTAACAAAAGGTGGCGAACCCAAGACAGTAATCCGCGATACAGCCGACGAAATAACAACTGATGCACAAGGTAGAATATCTCAGAGACTCAATAGTGTGTCACCATATTCAGGACAAAGTTATGTCCAAACAATAGACGCGATTGCTGAATCCCGCAAAGCACAAGCTGGTCCGTTATATGAAAAAGCATTTTACGAACTGGATGTAGAGGGTAACCCAATGATAGTGGGTAACCGTAAAAAAGAAATTATGATTACGGAAGCAGACGAAGGTTTCGATGACATTACATCTTATTTACAAAGACCTGCTTTTCGCAACGGTTTACAAAGGTCTATCCGGTTAGCGCAGGAACGTGGATTGGATGATGAAGCTAGGGATTTGGCATCGTTGTTAAATAGATTACAAAAAGGCGAACGTCCTCCCATATCCCTAAGACTTTTTGACAGAATCAAACAGGGTGTAGATGACGAAATCAGAGACAGTTATAAAGATTTCGAACCTACAGAACTTACAGGAGCACTTCTAGAAGCAAAAGATGGATTTTTGAAAAAGCTAGATGAACTATTTCCTGAATATGCGAACGCAAGAAAAGTTTATAGTGATAAATCAGCAATGCTAGAAGCCGGACGAGAAATGAAAAAGCAATTCAATAAAATGACTCCGGAAGAATTGGAAAAATTCCTAAACTCCCTCAATAGTAAAGCAGAAAAAGAAACAGCAATTATGGCTGCTGTAGACGTATTACAAAATTCTGTTTTAAACGTCAAAGGTGGTAGAAATTTTGCTCAAATGTTAGGGGGAAATGTAAAAGGTGGTGAAGCTCTCAGGGCAAAAATTCGTCAACTGTTTGATGGCGATGTTATCAAGGCTGACAATTTTGAGAAAGCCATGATGATTGAAACGGAACTTTACCGTAGAATGAATGCAATCGGTGGGGGGTCTCAAACAGCAGGAAGAGGGGAAGCCGTTAAAGCCTACGACAAGTTGACTTCGTCTAACCCAAAAGCGGCTGGAATTATTTTTGGCGATGATGGTTTAGTTAGAAAGATGGCCCGATTTTTTTCAGGCGATGAGGGGAGCGACGAATTTCAAGACCAAGTATCGTTGAAAATTTCAGAATTATTATCTGACGGTTCACCAGAAAGTCTCAGCACGGTAGTTAAATTAGTTGATAAGGCTTCCCAGAGAGCAGATGCAAAAATGATACAAGATGTAGTTCAACCGTTTGGGGTAGGGGCCGAAGTTGCTAATCTGAGTGAAGCCCCACAAAACAGATATCTACAGTATGAGGAATAAAGCGATGGGTAAATTTTTTGACAAATTACAAAAATTTTTCGGAGAACAAAATATAATCACACAAATAGGTATTATTCTTTTTGTTACTTTTTTTGTCGTAGCAATTCTTATGGCGTTGGGAAGCTAAAAATGTTGACACTTCTCGGTTCTCTAATTGGTTTCGGATCGAGTTTTCTTCCCAAGATACTCTCGTTCATCGAAACACGGGAACAGAATAAGCAAGAGATTCGGCTTATGGAAAAGCAAGCCGAACTAACACGCATCACGGCTGAGTTTGAGCGTGATAAGGCTCAGGTGCAAGCTCTATCGGCTGAGACAGTGGCCCTATATCAAGCCGATGCGGCCGAGGCTGCGTCACTAGAAAAGGGATCGTGGATATCTGCATACCGAGCTAGTGTCAGACCAAGCATTGCTTATATTTTTTTGTTGTTTTACATATCGGTCAAAATGTTTGCTCTCTATGGCATGATTCAGTTTGAAGGAATGATGATTAAGGATGCATTACCATTGATTTGGTCAAATGAAGTAGATAGCCCAACCTTGGCTGCTATCATAAGTTTCTATTTTGGTAGTAGAGCATTCAGTAGGAAATAGTTATGGAAGGTATAAGCATAACAGAATGGATAAACGTTTTCCTCGGTGCATTTGCGGTACTTGGCGGGATCGTATACGCCCTCGTGAGGAATCATGTCTTATTAGCGGAAGCTCAGAAAAAAATAGAGGTGTTGTTCGAATTGGTCAATTCTTTACGAGATCGTATTAACAATGGAAGGGATAAGTAATGGCTCCAAGAAAAAAAAGCACCGTAAATAAATCAGGCAACTACACAAAACCCGGACTAAGAAAAAAGATATTTGAATCAGTTAAGGCTAGTGGTAAAGGTGGTAGGCCCGGTCAATGGAGTGCACGCAAAGCCCAAATGGTTGCAAAGAAATATAAAGAAGCAGGTGGGGGTTATAAGTCCTAATGGCTAAAACACCTAGACAAAAAAGTCTAACCGATTGGGGTAAACAAAAATGGCGAACCAAATCAGGAAAACCATCTACACAAGGGCCGAAGGCCACTGGTGAACGTTACCTACCGGAGAAAGCTATAAAGCGTCTGAGTAGCCAAGAATATGCGGCTACGACTGCTGCCAAACGTAAAGCAACTAAAGCTGGTAAACAGTTTTCTAAGCAACCGACTAAAATCGCAAGCAAAACTAGAAAATATAGAAAGACCAGAGCATGAATGCTATCAAGTTTGAAAAAGAAATGGACCGTGATGGTGACGGTATAATCACTGCCGAAGAGGTGCAGGTTGCTGACCTGCACGAAAAAAACACGATACAAAGTAGGATTACCATCGCTAGTTTTGTAGTCATGGTTCTACTAACTTGTGTGTTGTTATCAGGGTTAATTCCGGACAGCCGCATTACAGCCTTGTCCGGGTTGATATCAACCCTGTTTGTGGCGCTGGCTGGTATTATTGGTGCCTATTACGGTATGCAAGCATGGATGTCCAGAAAGTAACCAAGACATCTGACCGTGGCATCGATCTCATAAAGGCTTTCGAGGGCTTTCGCTCGAAACCATACCAGTGCAGCGCAGCAGTGTGGACCATAGGTTGGGGTAGTACACGCCTAGCTGATGGTAGTAGGGTTACTCAAAATACCCCTGAGATGTCCGAGGATGAAGCAGAACGCCTATTAAGGCAACAATTGGTATCATATGAGCGTGCAGTGCTCACGCTCGTGCCTTGTAGTCATTTAACGCAAAACCAGTTCGATAGTCTGGTTAGTTTCGCATATAATCTTGGCAGCGGATCTCTCCGTGCAAGTACACTCCGTAAAAAAGTTCTACGGGGTGACCCTACGGCACCTGACGAATTTCCCCGGTGGTCTTATGCCAGTGGTAAATTTATCCGTGGTTTACATCGTAGACGCATGGCAGAAAGAAAATTATTTTTGTCTAGTTAGTGCTTGCAATCTACTCCGGAAGTTGTTATAAATAAGAATAACTTGAAACGGAGAACTGAGATGACTTGCACGAAACATAACATTCCAGATAACAATCAAGACGGACTCGACATCAAATCATGCTTGAAGTGTGAGGGTAAGGGTTTTACGAAAATTGATCTTTTTGCAAGGGTTGGATCAGAACACCTTATTGAATTTTCTAGAGCTAACAAAGCTGGACCTATTGTTGGCAAAATTTGTGAGCCATGTAACGGTACTGGCCTTGGTGAAAAAGTCAAAAAAGTTTGGTGGGAGAATTGTGGCAAATGTGATGGTATAGGTTTTGTCGCATGGGGTGTATTAGACAAAAAATGTTGGGACTGTGGCGGTGTTGGAAAACGTGCTTTCAAAACCTCTCCTGAAACTCGTGCAAAAAGACGCGAGACAGCCCGTAGAAAGAGAGAGGAAAGAGATGCTCTTCGTGTAGAAAAAAGGTTAGCAAGACAGCGTGAAATTACTGGTGGTTTGACATTTGCAGAAAAGCAAGCAGAGCGTGAAGCGCAATGGGCTAAGGAAAAAGCCAAAGCTCAAGATGTACCAACGGGAACAGTTAATGTTTCTGGTGAAGTGCTTAAAGTTGCTTTGAAAGATACTCGATTTGGTCAAGTCGCAAAAATGACAGTAAAAGATCATCGAAACGGTTTTGTAGTTTGGGGTTCTGTGCCAACCATTTTCAATGAAGAGGGTAAACTTCTAACCGTTGGTAAAGGTGATCATATTACTTTTACAGCATCTGTAACACCGTCTGAAAAAGATGCTAAGTTTGGGTTTTTTAAAAGACCAAGAAAAGCTGTCATTTCTCAAGTGAGCAATTAAGAATGGAGAGCGAATATAACGTCGAGCCTATCAACTATAGAGATTGCTTGCCTTTCATATTGGATATCCACTATGCGAGGCGAGTACCCTCTATAAGTTGGGCATTTGGGTTATTTAAAAAGGGTGACAATCCTCACGACTTGTTCCGTATCGGGCCACTTGTGGGGATTGTTTCTTTTGGTACACCACCATCACCCTCGTTGTGTGAGGGGGTCTGTGGCGTGGAACACAAGGAAAACGTCATCGAACTCAACCGACTTGTGCTTCGTGACAATTTGAAAAACGAAGCGTCTTTTCTGGTTAGTCGTGCTCTTAAACTATTGCCAAGACCAAAAGTAGTTGTCTCCTACGCTGATACGGCTCAAGACCATACAGGAGTGATCTATCAAGCACTCAATTTTGTTTACACTGGTATAAGTGCCAAAAGAACTGAATGGGTTGTCCGTGGCTCTAATTTGCACTCTAAGACTATCGTGTCACAGAGCACGTTAGAAGAACGGATAGCTGACCCAGAAAAATATGAGGTTGTAGAGCGATCTCAAAAACATCGATACATTTACTTTCTAGGAAGCAAACGCGAGAAAAAGGATTTAAGAAAAGCGTTGAGGTATAAAATTTTGGATAGCTATCCAAAGCAACCTATTCAAACTCCGTCTCCCACAACCACCTAGCCATCAACAAGGACTCGGCTCGGTCTGCGTGCTTTTTTAAATTAATTGGAGCATCGGGAAACAAGGTCAGGGCAACTGCTCTGGCCTGTTCTTTATCTGCCGATAATCCAAAATGTTTTTTCCACACTTGGGGCATCACATAACGCAACTCGAATCGGCAACTAGCCACGCAAGCACGAGCAGTGCCGAAAGAATCACCCAAGCTAAATACGCTTGAAACTCCCTGACCCGGATGGGCGTTAACTCGTTCAATAGCGCACGAAATAAAATCTTCAGGTTCACCTTCCTTACGACTATTTTGTCGTAGTAAGTTGATCGTAGCTGACACATCAACTTCCCATTTGACCTTACCACCACCTTTATTCATCACTGGCATGTCGTGTACGGATTTAAACTGTCCATTATCTAGGATTCCAATGGCCCCTCTCAGACCCGGATCTATGCCAATCGTAATCATAACGCTGTATAATCCTCGCAACCAACGAGTTGATTCTGTGGGGTCAAAGTCGCATCATGCAAAGTGCAATGCCATTCCCCATTATGACTTGGTATAGAATTTTGGCAAGTTCTACAATGCACCAGTGGTTTTTCTTCTTTGATACAAACGCTACGCATATCACACCATTTACACTGAAATGCACTTCCGTCATCACTGATGCCTGTCGGCCTCATATGGGCGTTTAACAGCGATGTAATGCGTTTCTGTAAGTTCTTTTGATCTCTTGCACTTGGTTTAATACGCTCCACGTAGAATTGTTCGTCATCTTTACACACTGCAACGTAAAGACCACGTTGAAAATTTCCCAACGCCATACTGATTTGAACTTGGGCATAGTGCTCCGGTTTTGATTCTTTTACACCGTGACGTTGCAAAGCACTGAAACTTTTTTTGTTATGAGTTTTTACTTCAAGCAAGTGAGCCTCAGAGTTACGAGGCACGTTACGCACAACGCCATCAGCCCGACAGACAAAATGACCCGTCGAGTCTGTAAATTCAAACTGACTGCCATATTCATCAACTGCCCAGACTTCTAAGCCAGAGTTATGCAGATCTTTTATAATACGATCTTCTTGTATATATCCGGTTTCAAACAGACGGAGTATGCGTCCGTCCAATTGTTTTTTGGCAAAGTTACGCCATTGAAAATATATCTTTCGGATACATTCGGTGCCAATGCTTGATGCACCTAACCGAGTAAAATACAGTGGCTGATTTTTTTGATAGGACTGATAAATATTTTTGATAATTTGTTTTTCAACTGATGGTGGTATAGCAACCATAACTCAATCCAGAAAGATGCCCGTGGCTTTCACCACGGGCGTTTGTTTAATCAATTTTCCATTTACTACCACCGTTAGTTTCTTTCTTTGGTGGTTCAGACTTCGCTACTGGAGCCTTGGCCTTAGATTTGGAAAACAGAAACGAGGCGATCTTGTTTTTATCAGCATAACCGTTAGTGCCTTTTTCAATAACGATATTAGCTTGAAACGGTCTTTCTAACAGATCATCTGTGTCATCTGCTTCCGGTTTACCGCACGCTGTAGCCCACGCAACTAATTGTTGATGACCAATGCGCTCGGCTGTTTCTGATGCATTTTTAGTATTAAATTGAAACCAGATTTTGCGTCCTTCATACGAACCGGATGCTACCTCAAACGTAACAGCAATCAATTCACCATTGTTTTTAGTTGGACGTTCTTCGGCATCTGTAGCCCGAAGAGTGTATTCACCTTTGGGTAACAATTCAAAGCTCATTGGTTCTTGAGGTGCAACCTCACTTGGGTTAAATCCAAATTTAGGCATAACTATCTCCTTAGCTAAATACTGGGATGACTTCAGATAAATTGTCAAAATTCATTTCGATCTTATCAGGACAATCAAAACGATTTTTGGCGGCGAAAGCTGGGTTGGGTTGGAAGTGTAAGAAACGATCACCACTCGATACCCCACGGTTTTTCGTTGTGTTGAACCCAGTATCCGACTTGCGGATTACAACGTCGAATGCTGCAAAGCACAAAGCATCAACCCACTCTTGCAACAGAGAGTTACAATACTTTGGCAACTTAGGTTCATATTTATCGAACGGTTCCGTGCGAGGATCTTCGAATTTTATGACTGCACTGTGAGCTATTAACACAACATTCATCCCACGGTGCTCCCGAAGATAATCAAGACCCTGAAGGATCTCACGAAATTCCTCACATACTTTGACCTTATCCCTACCGTATGACAACTCCTTTGCGTCATAAGTATCTTCAACGGATTTAACGATCAAAGGCTCGACAAGCCAATCAACGGAGTCGATCACACACGTTTTGAAAGTATGCTCCCCAGACAATAAAGTCTGAATGTTTTCAGCAACCGTTGTTGCAGACTCCGCACGTTCAAATGAAACAACGTCCAGTGTGTCTAGACCGTCCTCAGTGCTTATGAAGATTGGATCTGGGAAGTGACTAGCCAATGTTGACTTTCCAATCCCGTGATCTCCATAGATACAAATGCGAGGCGGTTTTTTTTGTTTACCTCTTCTTAATTGACTTTCAAAGTCAGCCTTCTTTTTTGACATTTTTTTCTCCTTTATGAAATAAGCGGTTGTCAATCCGCATCTGCAAAATCCCATGCTACCTCGTGATACTCTTGTTTGATCCGGTTCCAACTTAGCATCCGTACCACTGGGGAATACTCAGATGCCACTTTGGTTACCATCCCACAAATAGCGGGATCACCGAGTAGCAGTAAAAAATCATCCTCACAAAAATCCCTCAATTGAGTATGAGCAACGCCTGTCAGGTAATCAGTGTCGTATGGTCGATGTATGTGGTTGGGGTATAAAACGTGTAGTTCTCCGTGTCGTTTGGCATCCGACATATCCTTATTATTGTGAGCTTGGACAATATAAACTTTAGCCATTTCTAACTCCAAAATTTGCCATGAAAATTTCTGTCACATCAAGAAAGTGCTCGGCACCGATATTATGTGCTATGTCGATGCATTCGTTGATGTACCACTGTGTATCCAAATCGTCAGGCTTTTCTGACCAATCACTCGGAACAACGTGCATACAAGCTTGTGCTCCGTCTGACTTTGGAACTTTATTATTATTTTTTGCGTACAGAATCGGGTCTGTTGTTTTGTTTGACTGATACCACCGGACAACCTTGCCCAAATATTTACCACCTTGTACCCCACCACCAGCTACGTTTCTGGCAGTGATGAACATATCAAATGAAGCCTTTTCTATGGTTCGCTCAAAGCTCGTGCCACGGGCAAGCCACTGACCTACAGCATAAGCACACACTGGGGCAGTGGGATTTTTTCGCAATGACACCGGAGCGTAAATGCCTTTGGCCTTAACTGTTTTGTCTTTTTTGACTGCGATGTAGTTGTTAACATCTTTAAACGCAATTTTTTCGTATGGTGTATATTCAAAAGTAAAACCACTCAACTCTTCAAATTCTTGCACGCACCACCGGACGCTTTGTTCATTATAGTCTGCAACACGAATTACGATACCATCAGTGTTTGCAGATAGCACGGTAACACCTTCGCGCTCTAACATTTCAATGAGCATCAACAAAGTAAATTGTCCTGTCATTGTGACAGCTAACATAAGGTCTGGAGCATACAGGATGCTATGAGGACTAGCTAACTTACCAAAGGTGCCATTCAAACTAATTTTTAAAGTGTCTGCCGTAACCTTATCACCTTTGCTTTTTGCTTGGATACGTTCATCATAGATACGACGATACTCGTTAATGAAACGATCCCCGATGTGCGATGGTGATAGATTTCCGTTAAGAATAATCGTTGGATAAAAACTGGCCGCATCGATCTCGTAGATTAATTCGTCGCGTGCGAGGTGAGTAACCCGTTTATCATGGGTCGAATGCAATCCCCCGATGCCAAGCTTATAACTTCCCGTCCGTGTATAGACTTCTAATTTATCCAAACTGTCAGGCATTTTAACATGACCGGACTTTTTATCGACATAAAATTTCATGTCAGCAATATCTTCTAAAACAGATTGCGTGCCTGCAAAGTCCATTTTGAGATATTCCGGTGGATCGTAGGTGATCGAGTTTGGAATTGGCACTTCATAAGATTTCAATTTCAACGTTTTTTTAAATGCTTGTTCAGCCATTTGACTATCTGACTTGCTTCGGAGGTCGATGCCATATTGCTTCGACATTTGCAGTCGAAGTTCTAGCTCCGGTTCCAGTCGTTTGAATAATTGCTCGGTCGTTGCTATGTCATTAAGGCAATATGACTCCAAAATATTTTGTTGGTCATCGTCTAAATCTGCATTGGGATCATAGGGTAGATCTTGGAGCATCGGCATATTCATTCGTGCTCCATAGGCTTTAAGCCCGACAAAACTTGGTGCAACTTCAATCAAATCAATGTGATCGTTTAAGACATCGTTCAGTTTATATTCGGTTTTGATTTGGAACGAGGAAATACCTTCAACGATAATTGCGTCACTTATTCGTTTGATTGTCTCGGTGTCTAAGCCTTTACACCAAGCAGAAACAATAACACTGTCATAATGATAGCTATTGAAACCTACAAACGTTTTATCTTTGTCACCGACGAATACACGCAACCGAGTAGCTGACCCAGACTCACTGTGCCAGATCGACTGCCGTTCATTTGTCTCAATACACTTAGCTAGAAATAACGTGCAGTTAGGATAGACCTCAACATCAAATACCCAAGTGCTCATGGCGTACACTCCGCGCCTAGCCGTTTGTAGTCAGGCCATGCCCCTTGATTAACCATATAGCAATAATGCTCGAACTCCTGAAAGTTAAAGGCTAAATCTTCGGTAAAAAAATAGGAATGCACGGCTAGGTAAAAGAGTACCAACACCAACGCTAGAAAAATTGTTCCGTACATATTATTCATTATTAGTTCTCAGTTATAAAGGTTCCCCAGAAGTTGCAGCCTCTGGGGAGTATTTGGAAGTAATATGAGCCCATCTTGTACCCCAGAACTCGTCGGACCAAGCTCTGGGATACTGAGATGGAGACTAAAAATAGAAATAATTTGCATTTTTTGTCAACACCTATTTTTTAGGCCAAAAAAAGTGTTTAAAATCAATAGGTTAACCCAGGACTTGACATCTACTCCGGAAAATGTAATACTATAAGAATAACGAGAACTTATAACTGTAACGGAGACCCGATATGGGATTGATCAAGAAGTCTAAAAACGTCACCACTGCGGAACGCGACTTGGTGAAACGCCTTACCAAAAAATGCATCAAGGAGATTGTAAAAGCCAAGTGGGAGATCACGGGGCCAAATTCCAAGCGTCTCACAATGGCTGATGTCTGGGATAAGTTGTACCTCAAAATTAAATGTAAAGGTCAGCGATCTTATGGCGGCGAAAATTATGTATGCATCGACGTTGCTCGATTTCGCAAGGGTGACACATTCGTCCATGAGTATGCTCGGATTAAAAATGATCCCGTGATCGGAGAAATGGAGTTTGCAACGCCAGAGGATGCATTGATGCTGACGGTAGCGCATGAAGTGGCTCACATGATTCACTACAACTATTGGGATACTACACGGTGGTTGCGTAATGGTGACAACACACCTCACGGTCAGAACTGGCAAAGGATCTACCGGATTTTGCGAAGAGAATTGGTCAACACAAACAAAGCGAGGTTAGCGGCATGAGAATGTACAGGGTAATTGAGAACAAAATGCGGAGTGGGTTTGACATGGCAAACGACACCCGTTGGTTTGATACGGTTGCTGAGGCACGGGCTGAGGCGTTGGAGTTGGGGATGCCCCTTGACTCCATCGTCCAAGAGTTGATGATCGGCACGAAGGGTGATCTGATTCAGACCGTCAAAAATTTTCTTAACGGTGATTACACCATCGACGGTTGCATCCGAACAATTAGAAATTTGGGATCGAATCGTCAGGTCGCTGAATTAAAAGTTGTAAATTTGTTTGACACTACTCCGGAGTAGTGGTACGATTAGGGATAACTTAAAACGGAGAACGAATATGAAATTCAAAATGCCAAAACTTCCTTTCGAAAAAAAACCACCCAAAAATTTAAAAGGCGCGACTTTTATGGGGGTGCATTTAAAAGACGAACTGCCACGCATCGGTTGTGGGCATCGCAATATATGGGCCAAAAGTGGAAGGAAGTGGACACACGTTTGCGACATAATGGGTAACAGACACAAGTTGCTAAATACACAGTTCAATCAAATTAAGAGGGTTGCGATATGACATTCAAAGCACCAACGAATGATTACGAGGCTTTTGTTCTTGCGTTAGAACTTAGCGCCTCAGCACCAACCGAAGAAAAACGAAAACAGTGTATAGAAATGGCAGATGGTTTCGCTTCGAAAATTTGCGACCTAGAGTATTCTACTGGAAGACGCGAAGCACTTGTAAAATGGCACGAGAAAAAAGGAAAACGAGGTATGAAAAAATTCAACGACGCGAGAAGAGAGGGGCTTGAAGAATGGGTTCGGGGTCATGGGTCACCCTATGATCGTGGTGGTGCAGACAGTTACTACCAAAGACCATTCAGTCCACATTACCATAAGTGGATTGATGATAAGCGTGAGACAGTGTTGCCAAAAGATATGAGCAACTTTGAATTGAACGAGTATCATCAAGGCTACATGGCAAATGAAAAGCTCGGTCACAAAAAAGAATATTGAGGGAGAGAAACAATTTAACAAAAAGGGGCTTCGGCCCCTTTTTTAGTGTTGACTACTTCCGGAGTAGGTGCTATAACACTTGTATAACTTATAACTTAAAACGGAGATAACGACATGGAAACTTTATTTGATCTTTACACAGCCGCCGATGAGTTACTTGCCATCGAAGGTCAACTCAAAGCTCTTAACGCACGCAAGAAAGAACTCCATGCAGAGTTCAAGTCTCGCGGTGACAACATTGACATCGCAGGTCACGGTTGCACCATTCAGGTTCGCACACACAATCGTAAGAACGTTGACATTGCAGCTCTCAAGGCAAAGGTATCGCGTCAGTTTCTTCAGGCTCACACAACTGAAAAGCCTGTCACGACGATTGTCGTAAGACCTGAGTCAGCGTTGGCAACTCATTACTTGAAGGGAGTTGCGTAATGAGCAAGTCTGCAAAAGTTACCTCGGCAGTGACTGTTCAGGCTGATGTTTTCAACAACATCAGCCCCAACCTTTTACCAATCATCCATGACTTTTGTGCATCGTATAAAATTCCTCGGCACGAGGTGATGGATTGGCTCATCACTGAGGCCATGAGATTTTTTGTCAAGGATGATTATAATCTCGTTGAAGAATTGAGTGCGTTTCATGCACTTAATAAGCATGAGTCTTCCAACAATTTTCACGATGCTTTGGAAGGACGATTGGGTGAAGATTACGGTAGAGAACTTTGGTATCAACTAGCAAAAAGGGATTTTTAAAATGGAAAAGCAATCTGGTTACAACTCAAATTATAGGGCTACTTCAAAAGATAAGGGTCTTGTCAGGGTAGAGGTGGTCGTGCCTGTTAGCTCACGAGGGCAAGTGTTGGAGCTTGCCCGACAACTTCGTGAGGAATTTAAAAACCCAGTACCCGTAAAACCAATATCGTCTCTTAGAGATGGTTCAACCGAATGAGGCTCCGAGAGTATCAGCTTGAAGCGACACGAGCCTGTATCGAAGACCTCAAGCAAGGGTATAACCCGTGTATCACGATGGCAACTGGCACTGGAAAGTCAGTTGTCATTTGTGATTTAGCTGCCAAACTTGTATCGACATATAAGAAAAGAGTTTGGGTTCTGACCCACAATCTAAAACTCACAGAGCAAAACCACGCGACTTGGGAAAAGCATTTCAAATTTGCGTGCCGTTCGGGTGTTGTGTGCTCAGGGTTGAGACCAGTAGGGCGTTGGGACTTCGAAGAATCAGTTATTTTTGGGACGATCCAGACGGTTGAGAATTATGCCTATCGCAAAACCGTCCATCAATATGACATCCCCTCACCAGACATTATCATTATTGATGAGGCCCATCGAGTACCGATGACCCCGTCAGGCAAAAGCCAATATGAAAAAATTTTTAAACTTTATCCGGAAGCACAACGGGTAGCCTTTACAGCTACTCCGTGGCGTATGGATAACGGACCAATTTGCAAGGAGAAAACAGATGGAAATAGTAGCAGTGGAAGCCCTGATGATACTGGCAGTGACAGCAACAGTGATCGTCACTGGTTTGATAGAAATAGTTTTCAGTATAATGTAAAGCGAGGGGTCGAGGAAGGTTACCTCGCACCACTGGTGGGCCTCAACTCGGAGCTTCAATTAAATCTCGATGAAGTGACTATCACCGGAAAAGGTGATTACAATAAAATGGAATTAGACAGGGTCATGCATCGGGCAGAGTATGATGCTTGGTTGGTTGCCGTTGCAAAATCCCTCAATCAATTCGAGGACCGTAAGTTTATTGCGGTGTACTGCACCTCGGTGAAGATAGCCACGAGGTTTGCACATTTGTTATGGGAACATACGAACCGAAAGAGTTGTCAGGTTTACGGTCATCACAAAAAGGACCAACGCGATAAAATTTTTGAAAGAGTGACATCAGGAAAATCAAATGCGCTCGTGTCGGTGGATATGCTGACTACAGGGTTTGATCTGCCACGGCTCGACTGCATCGTTTGTTTACGTCCGACATTGTCCTCAAGTCTCTGGGTTCAAATTATGGGCCGTGGGACACGATTGGCTGAGGGTAAGACTGATTGTCTGGTGCTTGATTATGTAGGGAATTTCATGCGTCTGGGTGGAGTCCAGATGATGCCAAACTATAAGGATGAAAAGTCAGGAAATGTTGTGCAAGCTCAGACTCCTGTCAGGCCACACGTCAAAAAAGAGCGTCGAGTTTTTCCCGGTGTCAAAACGTTGGAGATTATTGATCCCCTTACGGGGGAACTAGCTACAGATGAGTCAATCATCAAAGCCAAAGTTCACGACTGCTCAGGTTGGGTCAATGGAAACGTCAGCTACATAACAGTGAAATATGTGTGTGAGACGGAAAACGGAGTTCGGATCGATGCTACACAATTTATCGATACGAGTAACTCTAGACAAAATAATCGAGCGCACGAATTTTTTCGTAGACGGAGAATGATAGTTCGATTACCGTTGCCAAACCCACGCACGGCATCCTACCAAATTAAGAATGCGCGAAGACCTAATTTTGTTTTACTCAAACGATCACCGAGGAATAAAGCATGGTGGAATGTGATCAAGGAGATATGGGATGAGTAGACCGCCAAAGAAACATATCTTTAAGATCGTAGATAAACCAGTAACAACGCTTGATTGTGCTTTGCAGTATGCCGACTTAGGTTGGGCGGTTCTACCAGTGTGGGGAATTAATCACGAGGACGGAACGTGTCGGTGTGGATTGCCAAACGATGCTCCGGGTCATAAACCGGGTAAACACCCGCAAAGTAATTTAACTCCACGGGGTCATCTCGACGCAACAACTAATCCAGATATGATTAGAGATTGGTTCAGCACTGACCCAACGGCAAATATTGGAATTAGCTTGGCAGACTCCGGTCTCATTGCTTTAGACATTGATCCTAGAAACGGTGGAGACACAACGCTCGAAAAGATTGAGCAAGAGCACGGAGTTTTATATTCAACCTGTGTAGCAGTCACCCAATCAGGCGGTGAGCATCGTTTGTTTAGGGCTGAGGAAAACACATCGTATCCGAGTAGCATTGGACCGGGCCTAGACTTGAAGCACCACGGATACATTGTCGTTGCCCCAAGCATGGGTGAGTTGGGTCCGTACAAGTGGAAAGACAATCAGTCACCGATAGCTAGTGTCAATCCGGTTACACCATCGGAGTTGCCAAAGTTTATATCCGACAGAGCACGAGCCAAGACTGAAGCATATGAAATGGTCGAGAAGTCTGGGGTGCCTGTAGCGACCGCACAAACCTTTGATGATCTCCGAGAAGCTCTAACTTATATTGATTCAGACCCCTATGACACATGGGTCCAAGTCGGTATGGCGTTAAAACCATATGGCGAAAACGGATATTCAGTCTGGATGGATTGGAGTTCACGCTCCCCCAAATTTGATGCCAGTTCGTCGCGTAAAAAATGGGATGTACTGGACCATCCTCATAGTATCACGTTCAAATCTATATTTCGTTCAGCAATCGACAACGGATGGACTTCGTCGGCAACAGGCCGTGGAGTGGTGGAAGAAGTCCACCCGCTATCGCTTCAGAATGACCAAGGATCAGGAAGTCATTCCGTCACAACTTTTGAATACATCTTTAACGACTTTATGTCTACTGGCATAAATGTCTTAGCAGGTGCTCCGGGTGTAGGTAAAACAACCTTGGCGATACCACTTGCGTTAAGCGTTGCTCATATTTATCCGGTGGACTACGAGTTAATACCGAGCATTCGTCGCAATGTAATAATCATCACTGAGTCAGTGGTTCAGGTACAGCGCATCATTTACAGTGTAGCCACGTTTGGTAACACCGGAGCACGACAGGAAGACTTTGATTCAGTGAAGGTGATCCCAGCCCGTAGGCTTAAAGCTGACATCGTAGCACAAGTAGCAGACGAATATCGAGAGTGGACCTATCCAAACGAAATGGCTGACGGAGGAACTTATCACGCATTGCCATTGGTTATGTTTGATACGGCTAACAGTGTGTTTGATATCGAATCAGAAAATGACAACAGCGAAGTTGGCAAAGTCATGGCATCTTTGAAGGAAAACTTCGATGGGTTCCCCATCATAATTATAGCCCACACTGCCAAAGCATTGGGTTCTGGTGAGTCCGATATGTTATCTCCACGGGGTGCCAGTGCATGGACCGGAGATGCGCAGGGCGTTTACACTATGTTCCGGGATTCTGAGACAGAAGATCGTATTTTGCAAGCGACTAAAGTGCGTTTCCCCACAGACTATCAAGAGCTAACGTTTACACTGGTGTCCAACAGCGAACACCATAAGGACGTTCTGGGTTACGATGATATATTGTACTTCACTCACGCCTATGCCCGTCCACTCAAAGATGGTGAACGCAAGTCGAGCAAGGATAGGGCAAAGCTGAACAAGGCCAATGAGAAGTTACAAGAATTATGTGACGCATTGGTCCGGTTGATTAGAAAAGAACCGGGTCAGTCTCGCTCCTATTATGAACGGCTGTCATCAACCAAAGGCGGTGTATCAGGATCGCAGTCTCGAAAGACAGAGGCCATAGATCACCTGATCGGTGAGGGGATTGTAGAGAACGTGCCACTGCCAGATCAGAAGGGTAGACAGACTCACGGATTGTTTATCAACGAACAAAAAATTACCAACGATAGATTAGACGATGAGGATCTGCCGTTCTAACGGAGAAAAGATTATGGACGAACGAGAAACAATAACAGAACAATTACGAAAACAGTGGGAAGCAATCATTGAGAACGATAAGGATAAGAACCTTACGCCTGGTGAGCTAATCAGAAAAAGAGCGAGGGAAGATCTTCGAAAGGAACTGGATGAGAATGCAAACGGAGAGACAAAGAACGAACTTGAGGATTAGTGTCCGAAAACATTGTGCCGTACTTCGGGTTCTATCCAAGTGGAGTAGAAGTGATACAGCAAGCAGTCTATCGGCACCAAGTTGAGGCGCGGAAAG